GAGCACTCCCTTGGTAAGGGAGAGGTCGAGAGTTCAATCCTCTCTTGCAGCACCATTTTCCACAGGTTTCTCAGCATCTTAAGCGGCGTTCCGCTTTGTTCCTTTTCGGCGTGCTCGGCAAATCTCGGCGTGAACAAAACCGGACTCGGCGGCTGCACGCGTGCAAAATCCGTGCAGTCTGTTCCCCGCCCGTTCACGGCTTCGCCTTCCGAGCGAGTCGGCGCTGCCACTTCAGTGGCTCAATTAGCCACGGCGCGGACGCCCAGGCTTCGATGGTCGGAAGCGTGTTGATGGCCTCGATCAGCGGCTTTTGCGGAATGTGGGTATAGACCCGGCTCATCTCTGTAGCGGCATGCCCAAGGATCTGATCCTTGATGAACGGGTGCACGCCGTTGACCACGAGCTGCGTCGAAACCGAGTGCCGCGCCGTGTAAGGCGACACATCTCTGATCTTCGACCGCGCCCTGGCCCCCTTGATTGCCGACTTTATCTGCCCTCCGCCATCCTTGGTCGGCGGGTATGGCTGGTTCTTGTGGGTGCGGAACAGGTATCCGCCTCGCTCCACCAGAGGTGTCATCATCGGCACCAGCATCTCATGGATCGGGATGCCTCGCGGCTCGTCCGTCTTGGAAGACGACAAAGCGATCCACCTTCCCTCAATGTTGACTTCCTCCGCCTCGAGCAAGAACAGTTCGATCGGGCGCATGCCGGTATAGAACAGCGCCGTCATCAGGCAGGCAGGCGCCGGGCTCATCGCCGACACGAAGCGCCACGCATAGTCATAGGCCACTGGTCGAGTGCCGGCGCGGCTGACCTTGACCTTTGCCGCGGTGCCCTTGGGCTTGCGAGGGCGCTGCCATTTGCGCGGCTCTGCCCACTTCCTGGCATCGGCCGCAGCGTGGTTCCAGATGGCAATGAAGGGGGTGTAGACACAGCGGTTGCGCGTCTCGGGCGTGGTGCCGGGGTAGAGCTTGTTCGCGACCTTGTCCAAATCGGACTGGCCGATCTTGTCCAGTATCTGCCCCTTGAACTCCACTGCCAGCCCGGTCACTGTTCCATCTGCCTTCTGTTCGATGACGAAGCGCGACGACCCGCCCGATTGGATATAGCTGTCGGCGGCCTGGTCGAAGGTGACTACCGCGCGCTTGCCGAAGATGCTTTCGAGCGAGAGGTCGGCCTCGCGTTTCGCGCGGATGTCCTCTGCCTCTTGAGCGTCGCGTGTTTTAGTAGATTCATATACGCTGATGCCCCGGACGGTTCCGCGGAGGTAGTAGATGCCGCCACGGGGTTTGACGGTAAGTGGCAACGCATAGCCTCCCAGAGCATCTCGATATCGGTCTCGGAAAATAGCTTCCGGCCGCCGTTGTCGGAATAGTACGGATGATCCTTCACCAGCTCCTGCAGCTTGCGGCGGCCGATGTGCAGCGCGGTAGCCGCCTCATCCATTGTGTATATCTGCCCCATAGGGCTCGGCAGAGCACTCATCCCAGCCACCCCATTGCCCAAGCAAACAGCAGAGCCACGCCGACCGCCAGCGCAATGCCCCATCTCCAGATCTCACGGTTCTCCCGGCGCCTGGTCATGTGTCACCTAGAGCTTGGCGGGCGCGCGATTTTGCAAGCGGCCCGTCGATCGCGTCGCGACAGGATGCGAGCCCACCGGCTTTTTGGTCGTTCAGGTCAACAACCATGTGTCCGAGCATGAGCCGGTTGACGTTGCCGTTGAGGATGAGTTCCCAGCGGTAGGTGGTGCCGTAGTGCGCGTTCAGCGTTGCGTTGCAGCGATCGAGAAAGTCCAGGCGCTCGGTATCCTTCCGCGCCTCATCCCTCTCGGCTACTAGCCGCTCTATCGCTGCGGCGACCGTCTCGCACTCTTCATCGGTCAAGCCAACTTGCGACGGCGTGCCATCATTGCGGATGTCGCGCGCGGCTTCCCTGATGCGTTCCACCAGTCCCAGGTCATCACTCTGCATGGGTGGTGTCCTTGAGGCGAGGGCGGCCGGCTTTGTCGTCGGCCAGTTGGCGGCGTATGCGTTGAACACGTCGCGCCAACTCCATGGAGTCCTCCTCACATTGACGCGCTTCGCGCTCCAGTGCCACCCGCTGTGCCTTGCTCAGCTTCATCCCCCCTCTCCCCGTGATGGAGGAGGGGGGAGAGGTTGCCAGTGGGTGGGCTCTGAGGCTAGATCAAACGACGTGCCGCCCCAGAAGTACCAGCCCGCAGCGATCGGCGGATGGTCTTCAATGCAGTGGCCGCCTTGCATGTAATGACCAACGACTGTCCCCCCCGGCACTCCGGCGCGCGATCTAACCCGCAGCACCACCTCTCTACCATCCTTGGGCACAGTCGAAATGTCCTGCCACCCATCCCGTATCCCTTCATCGCGAACAGCTAGGGTGGCGGTGAGGGCATCAAGCTTTTTGCACCACCAATCTGTCAGGAAGCCGTTCCGCTCGTTGCGTGCAACCATCTCGGCAGCGATCGCGCGGGCCTCCGTCACCCCACCCGCTGCCACAGCAGGAGGGGAGGCGTAGAGGGCGACCGAGGCCGTAGGGTCGGTTCGGTCCTTGGCGAACATGTGATAGCGCCAGCCGGAGCCGGGCTTGGCCTCCCGCATAAGCTTCACCGCATCCTCGGTGACGTAGCCCACCACCTCCGCCTGTTCATCGCTAGAGCGGCGGTTCCAGCTGGAACGAGCCTCCTCGATAGTTGAAGCTGAGGTGCGGGCCAGACAACTTCCACACATGATGCGCGGATAGCCATATAGCGGCTTGGAGTGCTCTTCGGCCCGTGCGCCGCAGAACGGGCACGGGCGAAATTCCTGTTCCTTGCCCATCAGGGTTGCTCCCCGAGGGCGGAAAGGATGCGAGCCTCATAGTCGGCTTGGGCGGAGGCCTTGGCCGTTTCCATCGTTCCGGAAACGAAGTGGTGGCCGGTTTTCGGCGAGGTCCATGATCCGTCGTCATACGCAAAGTACAGACCGACTATCGACTTAACCTCTGACCGCTGCGGGATTAGGTTCACCCACTCCAGCGCCTTCACCCGCACCCCGGATGCTGGCGTGCAGTACAAGCATTTGGCCGCGTTGTGGTGGTTCGTTGGATCGAAGCCGAGCGCTTCACAGATCAGGCGCCCGCCGATGTGGTTGGGCTTGGGCGCGGCTTTGACCATCGCATTCCATATGTCGTCGCTGTGACCATGCGTGATGACAGCGCCGGTCGTGCCTTGGGCACCGCGGTGCATTTCCTCGGTGCGCTCGCGCGGCACCAGCACCCAGCCATCCGGCGTCCCCGCCTCTTCCGCTCTGCGGTGCTGGAGTTCGGTGAGGAGGGACAACAGGTCGAGGCGGACATTGCTAGGGCTGCCCCACCTATCGACCCACTGCCGCACCTCATCCAGCTTCTCGTCGGTGATGTGTTCTGCTGGGGTCATGACTGCACCTCAGCAGCAGCAATGGCGCGATCGAAGGATCTGCCGCAGATGGCGTCAGCGATCATGTTTCTCCCGATACCGTGGGCGCGACTTAAGGCGCGTAGACCGAACTGTCGATGATGCGGCACATAAACCGCCTTGAAATAGGCAAGCAGCGAAGGCGTGATCTTCGCGTTCGGGTTGCTAAAAGGATCGATCTTCTGAACCCATTGGCGACCCTTGTTCGCCATATCCCTAGAATTGTCGCCGGGCGTGCCGAGAAAGCCGTGCTCCAGGTTGACGCATGCAGGCTGGTCGCACCGATGGCAAAGGTACAGCCCATCGGGGATCGCGCCATTGACACCCTCCCACAGGAGCCGGAATGCCTTCCCAGACGCGCCGCCAACGCTAGCGGTCGGGCGCCCATGGTCGTTGAGCGATGCGGTCCAAAGGTGACACCCGGTGTTGGGTTCAGGGATCGATCGATCTCCGGCCCAGCCCAGCCAATCGGCTGGTGTGTTCAGTACGATCTTTTTCATCTGCCTTCCTCCGAAGCAGCATCGATTGCGCGCTGAAAGAGGGCCATGATGTCGGCGTGGGTGGTGGCGTCGTCATCGTTGAAATCGCCAACTACGACGCCAGACCAATCCTGATGACCGCGCACCGCTTGGGCGTATTTCCCGGTTAGGGGCAGGGCATTATAGAGCGCGAGCCATAGCCCCGCTGCCTTCGCTTCGTTCATGCCGCCGGCAATCCGGTTGGTAGCGAGGATGGCGCAGCAACTCGTATGGTTGTCGCTCGAGTCTTTGCGCCACTTCTCCGGCGTATCGATCAGCGCCTTCGCTGCAATCAGGTCGTCACGTAGCGTCCTCTTGTCGTTCATCATGGTGTCCCGGGAGGTCATGGCGATCACCGCAGCTTGAAATCGGGAAGGAGCGTCGACGGCTTGAAGTTCACCACGTACTGGTAGGTGCCGACGGCGACCGGTTCGATCTGCTCTGCGAAGAACGTTACGTTGTCGCTGAGCCCGAGGAAGTGCTTCTTGAACTCGCTCGGGCCGGTCTTGCAGGTGACGGTGAGCTGACCCGCGCTATCGAAGTTTCCGAGCGAGCAAAGCCCGGTGATGGTGAGGATGTATTCGCCGGTAATGCCGTTGTAGAACACGATCCTGCGCTGCACCTCGAAGTTGTCAGCGGCTTTGGACAGGTTCGAAGAGGCTACGTCGGCGTCACTGCATGCTGCCAAGCCAGACAGCGCAATGGTTGCCGCTGCGAAAAGTGTTGTTCTGTTCATCATGGTGTCCTGCGAAGGGAGTTGCGGGAGATAGGGGTGGTGGCGGTTCGCTGGGGAGGGGCTTTGGCGAAGCCACGGCTTTGCCAGCGAGAGGGGCCGCGAGGCAGAATGTGCTTGGAGCGGACGGCGTAGGTCTTTGCCTTTTCGGCTACGTCCGCAGCGTTCTTGGCCGGCAGGCACCAGTCACAGGTGACGCCCAGGTTGCTCTCGGCGTTCCTGCCGCCGTTGATCAGGGCGATGAGGTGTTCGAGCGTCCAGCCCTCACCGGGGCGGATCTTCCGGCCACACTGTCCGCACTTGCCGGCGCAGCGTTCGAAAACCCGGAGGCGAACGCGGGGCGGGGCGGGCGTATCATCGTCCTTCCCGATCCATTCGGGAACGCTGCGGCTCATGGGGCGATCTCCACAACCTGCACACCAGCTCGACGTGCCTTCTTGACCATGTCGGCAGTGCCGCGCCCGCCGGGAAAGGCTATGACGAGATCGGGTTTGCCCTCGTTGATCATGCGGGTGTTGCGCATGGGGCCGGCGAAGCTGCCCTGGTTCTCCCAGTCGGCTTCGTAGGTGTCGACTGGGATGCCGAGCGCCTGGGCCCACTGGCGGGCCAGCCTATCTGCCCCATAGGCGCCGCCCTCAATCAGCAGATCGATGCCAGCGTCTTGGTTGTATTTGCCAAGCACGGCGCCAACCCTGTCGAGGTCGCTGTAGTTCCTGCCGCCACAGACGAGAACGCGGGTCATGCTGCCTTCTCCATCGTGAGCGCGTCTGGGTCGGTCAGCACCACGCCCTGCTGAGCAAAGTGCCGCTCGATGTCATCAAGGTACTGCGTCATCTGCTTCGCGCTCATGTCGCGGGACACCGGAAAATCGATCGGCACTCGCATCAGATCCAGCTTGTGCTCATAGGGCAGGGGCCGGATGATCCGGTCGTAAGTTTCCGCAAATTCCTCGTCGGCGTTCTTGCGAATGGCTACGCCGAAATGCAGCTTGCAGTAGGCGCGCCAGCCCTCTGCGTCGTGGTCATCGAGCTGCGCGGCAATGTCGTTCATCCACTGGCGCTGCAGCTTGTTCTGGCGCGTCGAGCGGCTGCGACCGGCCTCGATCTGTGCGGTGAACGGCAACTTCTGACCGTCTATGTAACGGTGAAGCATGTCGCGGGCCTGTTCCGTCTCGACGCTGCGCGTGACCATGATCAGGCTCCGTACCCGGTGACGGCGAACGCCGCTTCGCTGTATAGGCCGAGCAGATGCACCTGCTCGTCATGCGGCAGGGCAAGGAATGCGGGGCTATCCATCAGCCCCGCTGCCTGGTTCAGGCGCCATTCGGCTTGGGAGGTGCGAGCGAGCTCAATGGCTGCCTTGCACTCTTCGATGAAGAGTGAGCCCTCGAGCTGCTGCTTGAGCGCATGGCGGGTCATTGCCGCGCCTCCAGACCGTCGAAGTTTGGGGCGATCTTCGCTGTCGAAGCAGGAGTGCCGGCCAACACGCCTTTGGCGGCGTCCTTGTAAGCCTCGAGGTGCTTCTGCCAGCCGAGCTGCAGCTTGCCCATTTCGGTCTGAAACAGCTTCGACACCCAGAGCACTTTGAGGTCGTCTAGCGTCTGGCAGGCGTCGATTTCTTTGGTCAGCGAGTCCCAGATTTCGCGTTGCGCTTTCACCTTCGTGGTGGGCAGTGCATCGGCATCTGACATTTCGTCCTCGCTGTAGACGAGGCCGTGAATGCCAATGAGCTTGAGGATCACGCGGTCTTTCGCGCGCTTCTCGGCCATTGCCCATGGATAGGAGTTCTTGTTGTTCTTCGGGCTGCACTCGCCGATCGACCACTCGAAGCGGTCGCCCATCTGCCCCTGAACCGCGACGGCGGCGATGCCGTCTGCGCTGTGGGCTTCGATGATGGTAGGCATGTCGAACCGGATGCTGGCCTGAACCGCCGCCAGTTCGAGCGCCGAGTGCTTGACCAGCCACGTGCCCTTCTTCTGCGGGAGTTCCCAGAAGTCGGCCTTGTCCAAGCCATACTTCTCGCGGATGATCTCAATGCGTGGATCGAGGGTTGCCATCAGACGTTCCTCATTCTTGCAGCGTGCAAACTGGTTTTGGATTTTCGGCGCAGCCTCAGCGCCTCGGCGGCGTAGCGCGCAGCGCGGTCAGGGCTCGTCTCTTCCAAAGCCCATCTGCGGTACTGAACCGACAGCTTGCTTTCGCGCTTGGCGAGACTGAGGAAGGCGTCACGATACTGGTGCTGGCTGGTGATCCAGGCGGCGTCCTGCTCTGGCGTCGGGCGCTTGGCCCAGATCCATTCGCCATGCTCTCCGGCAACGACAGTGAACTTCTCGCGAACGGCCTCTGGTGGCTTTATGGGGGGAGCGGGGAGTGGCGTGGAGGTCATTTCGACGGCTCCGCCAGAGCCCTATCCCAGTCTACTTCACCGGTTTCAGCGAGGTGACGGAGGACAGAGACGGCTTGGGAGGGCGTGATCGTTGTGAGTTCAGCTTTGGCATCAACCCACCCGCCGTCAGCGGCCCTCTGTATCTCGCAGACGGAGCCAGCAAAAAAAAGCTCTCTAGCTTCGCTCTTGCTCAGCCCCAACCAGTCAGCCTGCTGGTCAAAGTGGTGCTGCTCTGCAGGGAGGCGCATCACGCCGTGCTGGAGCGCGTAGGCGTGGCCGGCGATACAGGCGACAGTGCCGCATCCTTTACCGGAGCGGTCGGCCTTGTAGCTGCGGCCGTCACTGGCCGATATCAGCCAGCCCATGTTGAACCCCAGATCGGGGATCGAGTGCTTTTCAATGGCGTCAGCGACAGCCAGAATGTTCTCGCGGTTCATCTACGCAGCTCCTTTGATCTGCACATCGGGGATGCGGTCCTTGGTGATGGCCCTGATCTTGTCGAGCCGCGCTGCCTCAATCGCCCGACGAAGGCGCTTGCGGGTTGCAACAGACGGCAATGAGTGAATTTCTGGCGCGTACGGGTGCCCGTAGGCATAAGGGTAGTTCCCTGCCCAAACTTCAGCGCCGCCGATCGTTACAGTCAGATATCCGAAGGTGATCTGATGCTGCTCATCGAGCAACGCATTGAGAAGCGCATCCCATTCCCAACTCGTGGGGTAGTTCTGCATCCAGTAGCTTGGGATCAGTCGTTGCCAGTCGATCTTGCGCATTACGCTGCCCTCCCCCTGCTCATCTCATGGATGTCGCCGAACCACTTGGCGTCCCGCACAGCATCGAGAAGATTGACCGACCCAGCGACCGTAGCGGCAGGACGGGTGACCATCGCCTCCACGTCGGGATCAAGCCCCGGCAACGGCTCGGAGAGGGTAGCCAAAGTCACGTCCAGTGCTTCGATCGCTTCGAAGGCTTCCGCGGTGAGCTGTTCGATGAGGGTCATCGCTCAGTACCTCCCGCCGGTAGGGCCGTAAGCGTCCTCTTCCTCGACGCGCTCACGGGCCTTGCGCTGCGCCGTGCGGGATATTTCGAGGATGGCGGCGTAAGCAGCATCGAGAGCGATACCGTCACGCGCTGCGCGGGCTGCGACGTGGGGCAGCAGGTCGGCGGGGATGTTGGTGGTGAGGGACATTCGCTGTCTCCGGTGACTTCACTGTGCAGCGTCCGGTGAGGGGCGCTGGGCGGCGAAGTCAGAATGCGGTGCATTCGCATGAGATGAGGCGGTCGCCGGGGTGGGTCTCCGCGATGGAGGCCTCAAGCCGCTTTCGCGCGTCCGCCACATCGCTAGCTCGCACGTCCTGTTCCCCGCGATACCGACGATCTACCAGGGAGCCGCGAACGGCAGCTTCGGGCATCTCAGCTTCGTAGGTGCAGTAGAAATCACGCATCTCAGTTCTCCCCTTCTCCGCGGCCCCTGTGGCTCGCGTCGTTGGGAATGAACATAACAAATCCATTTGTGAAGTCAACAAAGGAATTGGTAGTCGCACAAATGCGGTTGCGACTCGGTGGGAGCCGAGCGCTGCTGAGCTTCAGTGCTGCGTGGGGAGGGCGTTAGTCGGGGCGGCGGAAAACGTGCTTTGCGACCAGTACCAAGCCAGAGCCGAACAGGCCGGTCATAAACGCATAAAAGCCGATGTAGTTAAGGTAGGATGCCGCGCGGAGAAATTCGCTTATGAGTAACCCAAGTGCTGTCGTGGTTGCCGTGGCGAGCAAGATAAACCCGACATAGGCTGCGACCGTTCTCAGGGCAGTCATGTCGCGTCGTACTTCCCAACGACCCGATGACAGATAGGCCATTCCCTACGGAATTCCTTGAACTGCTTGTGCGGGTTCCACTGTTCCAGATCCCACTCGCGATCACTCCAGCCGTTGAGCTGCTTGACGATCGCTTCGGCGTCCTCGCCGCCTGGCGGGTTGTGGTAGAGGATGACGTTTCGGCCGCGTTGAGGGCGAAGATGAGGGTTCACCAAAGCCGTGTCGCCTGGATAGAACGCCGGGATCATCGACTCTCCGTCTATCAGTAGCCCGTAGGCGCCGGCGACGTTCTCGAGGAATGCCGGCATCTTCACGCGGTCGATCGGGTCGACGCTAATGATGAGCTTCCCTTGCCCGCCCTGGGCCCCCGAGTAGACCGGCATCATCTTTTGAGCCTCCAACTCCCGAGCCGGGATGATGGCTGTCACCCTCTGACCTGGGGTGCGTTGGTAGTCTGCCGGTATCTCTGGCTCTGGGGTCTCAGCTTCATCGAGTAGATACGCCTCCGTCAAGAGGAGGGCGCGTGCCAGCTCGCGCAGCTTCTTAGGTCGCTCGCTCTTGCCGTTCTCGATGGCGGCGATGCCTTGCTGGGTCATCCCCAGCCGAACGGCGAGGTCGCCTTGCGTCCAGCCCATAGCCTCGCGGGCCGCCGCTACTTTTTCACCTAGTGTCGCCATGCGCTCACAAATACCAAGCCCGGCACAAATGGTGCTCACAAAGAACGTTGTTGCTTTCTACAAATCCATTTGTTATGCATGCGGGCATGGAACAGCAGAGCCCACTCCAGCAAGCGATCAAGGCAGCCGGCAGCCAGGAGGCCCTGGCAAAACAGATCGGCGCATCGCAGCAGCAGGTTTCGTACTGGCTGAAGTCCCCCAACGGGGTATCGGGTCCTTTCGTGCTCGCCATCGAGGCGCACACTGGCGTGTCTCGACACGTTCTTAGGCCTGACATCTACGGGCCAGCCCCCGCAGAGGGGCAAGCAGCATGACCCCTGCAGCCAAAGGCATCCTCCTAGCCCTAGCGATCTCTCTCCCTCTATGGGCTGGGCTCATCGCGGCAATTATGGTGCTGCTGTGAGCGGGATCCCGGCATGGGCCGTGCGCGGCGCGAAGGTGGTGTGCGTGATGCCCGATGAACTCGGTACGCTCACCAAAGACGCCGTGTATACCGTTGTGCGCGCGGAGCACGATGGGCGGGTGTACCTGATCATCGCGGAACTTCCACCCGATATGAGGGACGGCTGGCGCATCGAGCGCTTCCGCCCCCTCATCACCCAGCAAGACGACATCGAGACACACTTCAAAGCGCTTCTCGACGTGCCTGAACAGGTGGGGGCGTAGCATGCTCACCTCAAGTCAATTGCGTCAGGTCACGGCTGAAGCCCGCCCGATCATCGAGCGCCAGCTAGAGGACGCCCTGAAGCTCGCTGGCCTGCGTGACGTGGTGGCTGCAGCTGGCGGCGACTGGTCCCAGCTCAAAGCCCTCATCAAAGCTCAGATCAAGGATGAGGAAGCCGGCGACGGCAAGCACGTCCGCAAGGTTCTTGAGAAGGCCGACTATGCACTGGCTTACGCCGACATGCTCGGCCTCAACCTGAACGAAGAAAATTTCTCTGCCGGTCACCGTGAGGCCGCAGAATGAACCACCCAACCCAATTCGCGCGCTCGATCCCTCCACGAGTTGCGGCGAAGGCGGCGGACGCAAGGCCCTCCCTCCTCCAAGCGTCCGCCGCCACCTTCAATGACACGGAACAGCAAACGGGAACCGGCACCGAGCGGGGGCGCGCTCGTGGGGTCATGTGCCGGTTCGCGCTTGCCGTTGCGCAAGACTGGTCGGCCTTCCGCGGCCGGGCTGGGTTTCTGATTGATGGCAGCCCCCATCTGGCTGTTCGTCACAGCACGACACGGGCCGGCCGTCCATTCGTGGTCGGTCGGTTCCCCGAATTCAGTGGGCTGAGAGGCGGTTGCAGCCGCCATCTCGCCAATGTCGAAACCCTTGGCCGTCGCACCGTTCAAAGCCTCTGCCAGGGTCTTCCAAGTCATTTCATCAACTCCGTTGGCTACGTCCCAATTCGTAGCTGCGGAGGCGTCGTAAGTGTCCGAGAGTTCGTCGGAGAAATCCAACATGAGTGAGATCGCGTGGGCGTCAGACACGCTGCGCAATCACGTGGCCCCCATTGGGTCAGCGCAGTATGTCGAGACGCGTATCAGGAACGCCGCGAAAGCCCTCGGCTGGAAGTTCAGTCGAGCGCGGGAAATCTGGTACGAAGATGAGCGTGTGGCCATCCGGCCCCATGAGTTGCGGGACATTGAAGAACACACGGGGCTTCATTATGGGCGGCAAGAACTCCGAGACATCGACCGTCTCATCGGGCGCGCCGACGCCCTCCTTATGGGCGAGGATACGGATCTCTATCGGGCGTTCACTGCTGCGTTTCGCGCGTTCGTTAGCGCTCTGGATCGCACCGGAACTCCGGGAGGCGACAAATGAGCCTCGCGGAGAAGAAGCTCAACGCCGCGTTCGTTAGAGCGTACCGCCTCAACGCGCTCGTCCAGCAGGGCGGCTACTGCAAATACTGTTTCTGCCCGCTGCCACGCTCCGCAGCGACGGCTGATCACCGCGTGTCGCGCAAGGCCGGCGGCGGTGATCATCAACAGAACATCGTGGCTGCCTGCGGGTCTTGCAACAAGGCCAAGGGGCACATGTCCGAAGCGGCATTTCTGTCCGCGATCAAGGGCAACGCCAGCCAGCCTCCCCACCTGATGCTCGTCCGCTTCTCGCGGCGCATGTGGACCCGCGTCCACTCTGCCAGCCGGCGCATTCGTGCCGCCGCTGGGCTGGAATTTCATGGGCCGCGTCGAGCGGCATAACCCCAAGGAGAACGTGCATGGCTTACGACCAGAAGGACTACGGTTACGTGCAGGGCGGCTTGGCCGACGCCGCGACGTACGGAAGGATGTCGGAGGGTGGGCCAGAGGTCGGCCCGTTCAGCGTCGCCGCGATGGCCTTTGACGACGCCCGCGGCCTCGCAAACCGCATTTCCGCGCTGGCCGATCGCCTCTGTGGGTCGGTGCCCACTCCGGTGTCAAACGCCAACGGCATCCCCTCCTCACAGCCGCCGCTGCTGACCGCTCTTCGCATCGGCTCGGAGCAGACCCGTGACGCCATCCGTGATGCCCACCAGGCTCTCGAGCGCATCGAACGCTCCCTGTCCTGAACCCCCCTGAACAGAGGAGAGAGCGAGATGACAGTGCGGAAGTCACTTTTAGGCGCGGCGGCTGCGGCCCTGCTGTTGGGCTCTAGCGTTCTCGGCGGAGCAATGCGGGCTTTCGATAGCGAGATGCCGGCCTTTGGATCTCGTCGCACGCCTACGTTTGCCGCGCCGGTCGAGTACGACGGCAACGGCAACAAGGTCAAGCCGAAGCATCACCCGAACCACGGGGCAAATAGGCGCACGCGAGAGTGGCAGCAATACGCCCTCCGCGTGATCTCCACGCACACCTCAGCGCTTCGTGAGGACCCTCGTGACGACAAGTACCTGCATGCGTCCGCGCGTCGGGCTCGCGCAGCTCGCAAGCTCATCCTCGCTGCAGCCTAACCCCCATTAGGAGCGATACAGATGACGTTCCTCGACATGTTCTTTCACCGGAAGCGCGACGAAGCCGCAGAGCTGCGGGACGCACTGATCGTTGCAGAAACCCAGGTGCTGCTGCTTCGCGATATTGTGGAGCACATCCCTCGCAAGCCAGTCCGTGAGCGTCGCAAGGACGCAGCCTCCATAATAGCCGCCAAGGCAGAGACAACGCAGCGGCTTATGCGGATGCAGGGGAAAGCATCGTGAGCCGGGTAGAGCATTTGGCGGAAGGCGTGACGCTGTACCTGGGCGATTGCCTCGAGGTGATGCCGACGCTTGGGAAGGTGGGCCACGTGTTCGCTGACCCGCCGTACGAAGCCAGCCTGCACGCCGCGAAGAACAGCCTGACGGGCCGGAAGCATCGGAACGACGGCGTTGCGGAGCTGAAGGGCTTGGACTTCGCGCCTATCGATGCCATCCGCGAAGAGTTTATCACCGCCTGCGGCATCAGTGAAGGCTGGGTTGTTGCCTTCTGCACTGTCGAAGGTGTGGCAAAATGGGCAGACGCCATCAACCCGTCGCCGCTCAAGTACAAGCGCGCCTGCGTCTGGGTGAAGCCGGATTCCACGCCGCAACTGAACGGGCAGGGGCCTGCGCAGGGTGCCGAGTGCTTCGTTGCAGCATGGGCTGGCAAAGGCTTCGCCAAGTGGAACTCGGGCGGCAAGCGTGGCGTCTACACCCACTTCGTGAACCCTACCAACCGCGATGGCCGGCATCCGACCGAGAAGCCGCTGGCGCTGATGTCGGAGATCCTGCTCGACTTCACCAATCCTGGCGAACTGATCTGCGACCCGTTCATGGGCAGCGGCACCACTGGCGTCGCCGCGGTGAAGCTGGGGCGCCGCTTCGTCGGCATCGAACAAGACGAGGGCTACTTCGAAATCGCATGCGACCGCATAAGCCGGGCGCTGCAGCAAGCGGACATGTTCGTCGCCCCTCCCAAGCCCATGAAGCAGGAGGCTCTTCCCCTATGAGCACAGGATTTCACCCCCCTAAAGACATAGGGAGCGCGGTAGCCGAGGGGACGTCGGTTCCAGTCGGCTTCACGCTACCGTGGAACACCAAGCGGACGCTGGCTCAGGCGTGGACGCCGAAGAACGCCAAAACGCATTTGAAGCGCGGCTTGAACCGCCTGCCGGGAGCGCATCATGCCAAACGATGAGGCGCGCATAGCCCTCCCGTGGCCCCCCAGCACTAATGCGCTGTTCCTGAACGTCCGTGGCAAGGGCCGCGTGGCAACGAAGGAATACACCGCTTGGAAGCGCGAGGCCGGCTGGACCCTGCAGGCTCAGCGCCCGCCGAAGTTCCACGGCCCGGTAGAGATCACCATCGAACTGTGCCCGCCGCATAACCGGCGCTTCGACCTCGACAACCGAACCAAGAGCACGCTCGACCTTCTGACCGCGCATCAAGTGATCCGCGACGATCATGACGGGTATGTGCGCGCTGTCAACGTCAAGCGCGTCGATAACGGCGCGCCCTGTGTCGTAACCGTGAGGTATCTGGGATGATCACCGGGAGAAAAAACGCGGCAACCGCCAACTGGACCGACGAGCGCACAGAACTGCTTGTCGATCTTTGGAGGGCCGGGTTGTCTTGCAGCAAGATCGCCAAGGCTCTCGGCGGTGGCGCGACACGCAATTCGGTGATCGGCAAAGTGCATCGCATGCGTCTGCCGGGTCGCGTCACGCTCGACAGGTTACCGACACGGGAGCCCGGAAAGCGGGGGCCAGACCGGACAGTCAGGATGACAAAGCAGCGCCGCGTGGCGCTTGGCCAGCCGCTGGATCTAGCGCCCATCAAGAAGTCCAAGGTCAAGCCGAACGGCGAGGCCTGGGAGGCAGCCCCTGGGGTTGAGCCAGTCACTTTGCTGGACCTCGAGGCGGGGCAGTGCAAGTGGCCTGTAGGCCAAGACAGCCCGTATCTTTTCTGCGGGGCGCCGGCCTCTCACAACCACTACTGCGAACATCACTACGCGTGGTCGATCGGTGACGGCACGCCTAGCGAGCGCTCAGCTATCAAGGCAGCGAAGCAGGCTGCGAGCTTCGAAAGCTTCGTCCCTGACCGTGAGGCGGCGTGATGGCTTGCTTCGTTTACATTATAGCACCAGACGGCATGGATAGACCGTGCAAGGTGGGGATCAGCGACGATCCGCATAAGCGGGTTGCAGCTCTATCCACAGGGTCCCCAGTCGCACTCCGTGTGGCTGAAGTCTACATGTTCGGTACGCGCAGCGCGGCGGCGTCTATGGAGCAGCGGTTCCACTCCTCTTACGCCGAATGGCGCATGAACGGCGAATGGTTCGACGTTGATTTCGATGATGCCAACTTCTGGCTGTTCGAAAACGCTGTCGCGCTTGAGACAGGGTTTTATGGCGAGGTGCCGAATTGACGCTCTCGCCGGCGGTTCTGGATGCAATGCTGTCTGCTGGCTGCACAGCCGAGCAAATTGTCGCCGCGGTGAAGGCAGCGAACGATGATGATCTGGCGCGGGCGCTGCTCCAGCGCGAGGCTGATGAAGCTCAGGCGAGGCTAAAGCGCGAGGCGGATGCAGCGCGTAAGCGCCGTCAGCGTGAGGCAGTCACGATTGGTCACGCGGAGTCACGCGGACAGACTGCGACGCAACAGGACAGCGCGAACGTCCCCCCTCCTTCCCCTGATAAGAAAGCCCCCCACACCCCCAAAGAATTAACCCCATCCGCCCCCGCGTCTCCCGCGCGAGGCGAGTTCGATCATTTCTGGGCTCTCTTCCCCAACAAGGTCGGCAAGGCAGACGCTTCCAAAGCCTTTGTCAAAGCCAGACAGCGGGTCGACCTGCAGGCGATGATGGACGGGCTGACCCGGTACGTCCGCAAGACCGACGACCGGCCGTGGTGCAATCCGTCGACCTGGCTGAACCAGGATCGTTGGACCGACGAGCCGGCGGCTCAGCCGCGTGGATCTCCGCCGCAGAAGCCACGGGGAATGCAAGGGATGTTCAGCGAGATGCGCGAGGTACTGGAAAATGGACAAGCAAATGATGGCAGCCGTGACGGGCCAGCTCGAGCGCCTGTTCTCAGCCTTCCCTACCGCCGCGCGGGCTGACGAGTTGATGGCAGCAAAGACATACCTGTCCGTCCTCGAAGGCTTCCCCGCCGAAGCGATCGAACGCAGCGTGACGCAGTTCGTCACTGGCAGGGTAGAGGGCCACGATGGCCGGTTCGCGCCTTCCGCAGCCGAACTGTCGCGCAACGTCCGCCAGTGGGCCGATGCCATAAAGGTTGTAGAGGCGGCGCGAAACCCTCCGCAACTCGCCAGCGGCATCCTCAGCGTCGATTTCGGCCAGGGTCGCATCGACATGACCAAGCTCAGTGCCGCGGAGCAGGAGGAGGTGATGCGGACCAAGCGGGCGCCTCAGGTGACGCTAGGTCCGGCCACTGTCCGCCTGCAGCGCATGGGCGAGAAATCCAAGGGCTACACGGTCGGCGCACCCGAGTCCGACGATGCAGCAGCCTAACCCTCCCACTCAAAGCGAGAGAGCATCATGAGATTATACGGCGAAGAAGTACCAGAACACATCATCGACCACGCGCTGGCGGGCATGGAGCTTCACCGCGGCTTCACCATGCTCAATCTGGTGGGCGCCCTCCGTCGCGCCGGCGCCGTCGACAAGGACCACATCCTTAATCGCTGCGCTGATCGCACGTTGCAGAGACTTCGGAAGAAGGGCGCTATCGCCTTCGACGGACGGGTCTGGAAAGTCACCCCGGAGGCATCATGAGCGACGTGACGATACCGGAGGCCGTTTGGGACGAGGCCCGGAAAGCGATCATGGAGGCGGAGCTTCATCCAGCCAAGCCGTCGCAGATCCGTGTAGTAGCCCGTGCCATCCTCGCAGAGCGTGAGCGGTGCGCGAAGATCGCGGACGCGTGCATGTTGGACATCGGCGATCATCCATACGACTTCGGCAAGACTGATGCTGGTGGGATGCGTGCCGCAGAGAAGATCGCCCAAGCCATCCGGTCTTCCCATGAGTAAGGGGGAGAACATGGTGGAGAGGGCCATGACGGCTGTGTGGGCGCTGCGGCAGGCAAACGCGCACAAGTGGGGTCTGCCAACCTTGGGGCCGTTGGCAGACGAGCCGCAGGAAATGCGTGATGACCTGGCCGCTGAAGTTCGTGCTGTCATTGAAGAAATGCGGAGCCCAAGCAAGGCCATGCTGCACGCTGCCTCTAAGTCGATGTCTCCCGGCAAACGGCCAACGGACAAGTGGGTCAGCGCCTCAGCCAAGCACGGCATTCGCTACCGCGCAATGATCGATGCCGCCATATCTCAAACGAAGGAGCCAGCCAATGAGTGACAGCAAACTGCGAGACGACCCGTTCGCCGCTTTAGTCGAAGCGTTCGAGCGTATCACGTTCCTGGAGCGTCAGGTGAAGCAGCTGCAGCAGATCCACGACAGCAGGCTGCCAGAGGGCGTTAGCAGTATGTGGGTGCAGCGTGAGAAGGAGCCGACCAAATGAGCGCCCCCAAGGGTTTATCAGCCTCACATCAAGCGTCGCTTCCTTCACGGAGACGGTTTTGGTGCGCGTGAATAGCATCGAAATGCTGCGGACGACATCCGTGGGTACGCGGGTGTTGACGGCCGGCGGAAGCGTAATCGTTGTCGAAACGATGGAGCAGATCGCCGCCCACCTCTCATCCAAAGGGAACAAGGAATGACGCCAGACGCGCTGATGACAATTCGCCTTGGTATCCTCGGGGCGCTTCTTGTCGGAGCAACAGTGCTCGCGGCGTTGCGGCGGGAAGGATGGGGGTGGATGCTGTTTATTGCCTTCCTGCTGATCCCAACGATCCACAATTAGACTAGCACATCCACCAACCCAGGGGCAGAAATTGGGTCGCAAGAAACAACCAGGCGTGAAGCGTACAGCCTCGGGGCGCAAGTCGAGGGCATCAGACGCGTATCAGGAAAACCTTGAGCCTATCCTCACCCGCATGCGTCTGTTCGGCCTATCGGAGAAGGATGCACGAGATCAGAAGGCCTCAACCTTCGTCGGGCGCCTACAGCTTACCAAGGCCGTGAGCCAAGCGCAGTACGACGCGGCGCAGACTTGGTTGGAGATCCGAGAGCACTACCAGCGGGCCATCAAGAGCCCGGACGCGCTGCGCAGCTCTGGCGGGGGCGGCGATGCCGGGGAGAGCCCGTCCTATTCTGCGTGGTGCCAGCAGGCCATTAAGCGCTACGACGCAGCACAGAAGGCGGTGATGAACGAGCAGCTGCTGTTCGCCAACCGCGGGCGCAACCTCGTCGCCGGGCTCGACTACATCGTGGCGCGCAATGAGACCCACTGGCATCTAGTGGGGGATTGCCGACTGGCCCTCAACGCGCTCGCTCATCACTTCAGTGGGAACAAGGTCAAGCGGCTTGACGAGAGTCGCGAAGCGGCCTAATCAGGACTTAATGCGACGTTGAGACTATCGTCTCCGCAGCAGAACGGCGCCGCGAACTTCGAATGCCAGCGGCGGCAATGCGGGCGCCCGATCCCGTTGACGCAAACTGAACAGGGCAACTGCCGCGAACATCCCACCGGCAAGCCGGGAACAGGGAGTGGAGAGGTCGAAAGACCGAGTCGGCAGTAGCCTCTGGCCCGGAGGCAGAACGCGCAGCATTGCTACTGCGAGGGCGAATTTTGGGAAGGCTGGCACGAGTGAGCCAACCGTACGGATGCTAGCAGTACGTGCGGGCTTTAAGCTGTGGTGGCGCGCATACCATCACTTCCCACCAAATCTGGCGGCGGCGTGGAAAGCAGACACGCAGCCTATCGCAGGTCGCGGGCTAAACCGGCAACGGGGACGCCAGATCGTAGTGAATTATGGCGATCCTCAAGCCATATTCGCAAAGACGCAGCCGGAGTAGCGCCCGGCCCGCCAGTCCCTATACCAGATCATCAGGCAGAGCAGTGGCCTGACACACGACAAACGCCCCGCCATCAGGTGGGGCTTTTTGCTTTCCGAAAGGAACTCGCATGGTCACCAAGCCCATCAGTCAGAACGTGACCGTGAGCGCAGAGGACGGGTCCGTCCGGCTACTCGTCAACCCAGATGGGTCGATCAACGTCAATACTGGCGGAGGCACAACGGCAGATGTGAACCTGGCGGAGGTCGGGGGCGCAGCCGTTACTCTTGGGCAGAAGGCCATGGCGGCTTCTCTACCTGTGGCCATTGCCAGCGATCAGGGCACTCTGCCGGTAGTAGGCAATACTGCATCGGGAGTGACGGATACCGGAAACCCCGTTAAGATTGGCGGGGTAGCATCATCAGCTACCCCAACAACGGCTTCAGACGGACAACGCAAGGATGCTTGGCTTGGCCCTCAGGGGCAAGTAGTCACTTCGGAAGGAGCATTCACCGGCGTAGACGGTGCCTCGAACTCGCTGGCAGCGTCCTACACTACGACGAACGCGAACCCACGGCTAGCGGCGATAGCCAACTACGGGTTCAACAACACCACATGGGATCGCCTACGGTCAAATACGACCGGCACCATCGTAATCCCTCCTCAGGGCTGGCAGTACGCAGCCGCCAGCGGCGGCATCACCAACACCACGACCGCCGTAACGATCAAGGCGTCAGCTGGCGCTGGCCTGCGCAATTACGTCTCTTCCGTCCAGATCAACACCGACGCACTCGGTACCGCAACTGAACTGGCAATCCGAGACGGTGCGGCGGGCACCGTGCTTTGGCGCCAGAAGCTCCAGACCACCACGGCGCTTCCTGTCACCACCATTACATTCACCAATCCGCTCGTCGGTAGCGTAGCGACATTGCTCGAGGTGGTGACGCTGACGGCCACCGTCACGGGAGCGGTATTCTTCAACGCACAGGGCTACGTCGCTCCTTAAGAGGACATCCGGAAATGGCAACCGAGAAACCAGACAAGCCCAGCAAGGGCTTTGACAATCCGGCGATCCGCATCACTTCGGCTCAGTATGAGCAGCCGGAATTCGGCGAGGACGGCAAGCCACTCGGCAACGGCGTCTGGATCGTTGGCGCCGCTATTGAAGCGGCAGACGGCTCGCGCATGACCACCGAGAGATTCACCGATCTCGACGCTGAAACCGATGAATATGGCCTAGAGGCCGCCATCGCAGAGCGTTGGGGCATCTGATCGCAGATGATGGAGCGTCAACATCATGCCGATTATCACCGGACAAACGACGGTTACCACTAGCTCAGCGCTGGTTGCGCCAGCGAATTCGCGCATCAGCCTGACCCTGACCAACAACAGCACGACCCCTGTCTATTATGGGCCGTCAGGTGTTTCCATCACGGATGGGGATCTGCTGCCCGGCGTGATCGGTGCAGCGGTTACCCTCAACACCTCGTCGGCAATCTACGGGGTGACTGCCAGTGGCTCCGCGGTTCTGAGCTGGACGGAACTGACGTGAGCAGCATCAAGAATACTCCGCCGATCAAGGGCGACACTGGCGCGACCGGACCGCAGGGGCCTCAAGGAAACCAAGGGGTGCCCGGTAGTGCCGGCGTCAATGCGTTCGGCGCCCCCACGACTAGGACCGTGGCCCTGGGGACTGCCTATCAGGCGACCGACAACACCAAGCCGTCGATGGTCACCGTCAACGTCACATCGACGGCCAATTTCTCCCTAGCTGGCGGCTCAACGAACAGCGCCGACATTCTCATTGGATCGACCAATGGCGTAGCCAGCGGCACCGGAACGGTGGTGGGGAAGTACTCGAACTCGGTAACCGGCACGATTGCGGTCGGGCTGAACATGAACTCGATCTATACCGGGCAGTATGTGCTGGCACTTCCCGCAGGATGGTTTTTCGCGGTTCGGCAGACATCCGGCACCGTGTCGATCGCATCAGCGTTTGACCAAGCAGTAGGCTAGATCTTCTTCTGGCAAGTGAAGCTTCGCCGTCGTAAAAGAAGCGGACCGAGAGGGTGCTACCAACACACCTCCCGGCCCCTACCAAACGATGTTGTGGAGCAACAACGAATGGCTAACAGCCGCTATAGGCGATTCCTCGCCGCTTTTCTCGTATCCATGCTGTCCTTTCCCGCGCTCGCCGCTGGCGTCGCGGTACGACAGCTTCCCGACACGCCAGCCGACCAGCAGATGACCCGGGCCGACCTGCTGGCCAACAAGGGTTACTATCCGCAGTCCTGCGAACGCAGAAAGGTTTGCATCTTCACCGGGCCGGGCGGCGAAGTCTGGGTGTGGGAGGGCTATGCCCGCGCCATGCTGATGCAAGGCAAGACCCTGCTGTTCAAGGGCCGCTGCCAGAGCGCCTGCTACCTCGCCTATCTCGAGGCGGTCCGCTTCGACGCCGGCGGCACGCCCGGCCGCGTCGAAGTGGCGCCCGGCACGGTGTTCTACAAACACAAGCCTTACCTGCTGCGCCAATGAAGCAGGTCTGGAAGTGGATCGCGGACGGCCTTGATCGTGTACCGGCGGCTTTGGGCATTCCGGCCCTGATAGTTGTAGCGGTCCTGGTCTGGCTCGGAGCGTTCAAGCTCCTGGGCCTCTAACCGAAGTTTCAAAGGCTCGTTTCGGCGAGCCTTTTTCTTGCGCCCGGCGGGGTTGGCCTCCGCCGCCGGAGCCTATGCGCTCGTGACCGGCCAGAACAAGGAGGCCCAATGTGGCTTTGATCAATGACATCTTCACTGCGGGCTTCCGTCTCATCGACGGTTCCGCACTGAACCGAGCGTTTGCGGCGATCAACTCCGCCTTCGCCGGGACTACGCCAGGGACCTACACCGGCACATTCAACGGTGTGGTTGGCGGCACGGCGCCTGCGGCGGGTGACTTCACTTACATCAACCAGAGTGTGGCAGACGCGCTGACGGCGGCCGGCACCACTAGGGCCGATGCTCTGCAGCTCGCGGCACAGACGAACGTGGTCGCGACCGCCGCTGCCAGCACTGGTGTGGTTCTTCCATCCGCTACGGCGGTTGGAGCCGGCGGTTCCGTCATCGTCTTTAACGACGGGGCCAATCCGATCAAGGTCTATGCGACCGGTTCGGAGACAATCGATGGGACGGCGGGTGCTACCGGCGTCACTTTGACCAATGCGTTGCGTTGCGAGTTCTACCTGACGACCACCCTCAAGTGGAAGTCCGCCAAGCTCGGCGCGACCAGCACCTGATTCCAGCACACTCATCATTGAAAGGACCATTCCAATGTCTGGATGGCTTACTCCTGGCTTTCCGAGCCCGACCTCGCTCACGGGCGCCGAACTCATCAACATCGACACCCAGGCCGTGCAGGGTGTTTCCCCGCAGACCGTCGCGCCAACCGTCCTGCAGCTTGCCCTGAACATCGGGTGGATGCTGAACGCAACGGACATTACCCCGACGTCTGGCACCCGCTACTATGCTCAGGTCGAGATTGACGTTCCGTCGCTGATCACTGGCGTTCAGTACCGCATCGGCGCCACTGGCGGCACCAACAACATCCTCGCTGAACTGCACAATAGTGCGGGGGCCCTGGTTGCGACCTCGGCTCTGGCTGGCGTGCTTGTTGGGACGGCCAATTCGTATCAGCGAATTGCCTTCACCTCCGCCTACCAGGCGCTGCCAGGCGTCTACTTCCTCGCGCTTCAGCTGAACGGCAACACGGCCAGAATCTCCGGCCTGAATGCGCCGTCTCTTCCGCTGTTCACTGGATCGGCGGCTGGCACCTTCGGCACTTCGGCAGCCATCACGCCTCCGACCACCTACACGGCCGGCGTCGGTCCGGTGGCGACGCTGTACTGAGCATCGAACTAAGCCCACGCCGCGCGTGCCGCCTCCGGGCGGCTTTTTGTTGAGCAGATTCCGAAAGGACGAACCCAATGGGCAAGTCAAGATCGGCCAGTAATTCGGTCCTGAATCTGATCTTCAACGCCACGGCGTGGGCCAACATCGCGGACAACGCTGCGGTGTCCCCCAATACGAGTCTCTATGTGGCACTCCACACAGCCGACCCAGGCGTGACCGGTACGCAGAGCACGAATGAGGTGACGTATACCGGATACGCTCGGGTGGCCGTTCCGCGCAGCACTGGTGGCTGGACGGCATCCACGCTCGCGTCGACGTCACCGGTTGCCAACATCACCTTCCCGGGCGGCCTCGGCGGCTCAGGCACGGCGACGTATGCCTCTATCGGTATGCTAGCGTCCGGGGCTGGCATCATACTCTACAGCGGGCCGATCACGCCAAATTTGCCGCTGGGCGCGGGGGTGACGCCCCAGCTTACGACCGCCTCCACTATCGTGGAGTCTTGAGATGTCGAAGATCGTCGCATCTGCCGCCTCGATGACCTCGCACGGCGTTCTGGGATCGAGCGCGGCGCAGAACGACCGGATACTCCGCGCCATGGTCGACGCTGTGGCGCGGGCTCACGCCGATGGTATCACCGATCCGGAGGCGATCCGAAAGGTGCAACTCGACGCCCGCGACCGAGAAGTCGGTGCCGCTTAGATGGCCGGCCCAATTTATATAGATCGCGTCAAGGAAACGACGACGACAACAGGGGCCGGCACATACACGCTTGCTGGCGCTTCCGTAGGGTTTCAGTCGTTCGCCGCGGTTGGTAATAACAATACCTGCTACTATGCGGCGACTGACGGTATCGACTGGGAGGTGGGGCTAGGCACTTATACGGCGTCAGGCGCTACACTGACGAGGACGTCTGTCAGCGCATCAAGCAATGGTGGCGCAGCAGTAAACTGGGGCGCCGGAGTCAAGACGATCTGGGTAGACCTGCCGGCGCTGGTCGCGGCTTATCTTGCGGGCGGCACTACTGGGACTGGTCCGGTGGTGTTGTCTACCAGCGCCAGCTTGACCACTCCTGCGTTAGGCTCCGGCACGGCATCAAGGATTACATTTGACCAGGCGCCGGTCTTTGACCTGGCAAGTGGGAACCTCGCCACTGAGATCATCATGCCGCTATCGGCATCGACGTTGTCAGTGCCCGCCGCCAAGACTTTTAATGGCATTCGGTTCTCGCAGACCAGCGGCGCCGATACCGTCATCACTGCCGGAGCCACCTCAACCAGTGCGGGGGTCTATACCTCCGTGACATCGGCATCGGGGTCAGACTCCACATCCAATGTTTATGGAGGGGTGTCGCACGCCACCAATGCAGGACCAGGTACTACCAGGGGTCTTCACGCTGGAGGTTATGGCAGTGGGACGTCCAGCGGGCCGCTGAATGCCGTAGCTGGAGAGATTACTCCCGTCGCAACTCAAGGGTTCGCGTCCGCATTCTTTGCAGCTCTCAACTCAAGTGGGGTCCACGACAAGGCATTTGGGTATGCTGCAGAGAGCGGGAATGGGGACCGATATCTTGTAGCATTCGGAAACGGCCTCGGGGCCCTCCCCATTAACGTAGCATACTTCCGAGCGTGGATGGCCACGGGGTCAAGCACGAACGCGCGTGCCTTCCAGTTGCTCGACAATGGTGGGTCCGAGATCGCCTATTGGTCCAAGACCGGCGATGTGGTGGCCCCGAACCTGATTGCGGCGTCGGCCACGAACGGCATCACTATCAGTCAAGCTGCTGTGACGCGAAACAACGCCGCCGGCAGCATGACCTTCGCGGCGGGCACGAACGCGGGCAACACGTTCGCCATCGCAACCGGCGGCTCTACGCGCTTGGATGTGTCCGACACGGCTACACGAGCCGCAGGTTTCCTGCATTCCGCTTTCAGCACGGCGCCGCCCGCTGGTGGCTCCGCAAGCGTGGGCATCAAGGTCTCGTCTACAACCAACCTCGGCATTTACTTCGGCACCGGAGCGCCCACGTTGAGCGCCGGGAAGGGGTCGATCTATAGCCGCGTTGATGCCGCCACCACAACCACTAGGCTCTACGTGAACACCGATGGCGGCACCACTTGGGCCAACTTCACTGCTTCCGCATAAGGTGACTGACTTGGATACCGAGGTTGTGAGGCTGACCGACCTTTGCTCGATCTTGGAGCACCAACGTAATGTCATGGCGAATCAGCTCGCGCATGCCGAAGTGGAGATGTTGCGGCTAAAGCGAGAGATGGCCGAACTGCAGAAAAAGCTAGCAGGCGAGTGAACGTGGCACCCGATTTAAGGGGATAAGAAATTGCTCGGCTCATCTACACTCTCTGAGTTGCCGCTCTCTTCCCAGGCATCGGCAACAGCCGCCGTTTTTGCAATGGTTGGAGCCGGACAGTTCTCGCCAGTGGGCGCTGCGTCCGGCGTCTCGGTTCTTTCGGCGGTCGGGGCGGGGACGTTCGCCCCTACAGGTGCAGCCAGTGCGAGAGCGGAGCTTTCGATCGCTGGATCAGCAGACGTACAATGGCCTGCACTGGCGAGTGGTGCTGCGACGTTCAGCATCGTAGGTGCCGCGTCTTATACGGCGTACGGCGAGCCGATCTACCGGACGCCTATCTATCGAACAGCAGTTGTCCCGCGCGTCGATCGGGTTCTGGTCCTTGCTGCCCGCAACCGCATTCAAGACGTGCCGGCACCGTCTCGAGTTGAAATGGTCATCGCATCTCCCCCGCGTGTCGCAATGGTTCCCGCGCTCGGCAATACGATAGAGGCAGGCTGAGATGGCACTTAACTGGCCGGCTAAAGATCCCGACGAGTTGTTGGACTACAGCCTCAACTGGGTCAACGCGCTCGGCACGGACACGATCGTCACCAGCGACTGGTCAATCAACAGCGCTGACCTCATCGAGAACCACAAGACCAACACTGCGACAGCGACGGTGATCTGGCTCGAAGGGGGCGGCCTCAACCAGCAGTACGTGGTGACCAACACCATCGAGACAGCCGGCGGTCGCATCTTTCAGCAGTCGGTCAACATTCGGATAGCGAGCAATTGATGGCCGGGGTTGGTGTGCCATGCGTGCAGGCAGTCAAGGATCGTGGCTGACCTTAGATAACGCGTCAGCGCAACCGCTTAGGTGAATTTAATGGCAGGTCGTCCGCCGAAGGAGAAATCCTTCGCCAACATGCTCAACATCGCGATCAAAGAGGCCAACGAAGAAGGCGTCACCAAGCTGCGTCAGGTTGCCGACGCGCTGGTCGCAAAGGCTGTGAGCGGCGATGTGCAGGCAATCAAGGAAGTTGCCGACCGCCTCGACGGGAAAGTCCCCCAGGCCGTCATTGGCGATGACAGCGAAGATCCGATCACCCTAAGGCATGAGCTTGATGCTGAACGCTTCACCAGCGCAATTGCTAGCCTCGTTGCCCGCAGCGGAACGCCAGAAGGCACTTGACGCGCTGTCGCTTGAGACCAGGGCGCAGCTCGCCCACCACTGGCCTTTCTGGGCACGACAGAACCAGCGAGAGCCGGAAGGTGAAGATTGGGTGTACTGGCTGATCCTCGCGGGGCGTGGCTTTGGCAAGACGCGCACTGGCGCGGAAACTGTTCGAGACTGGGTAAAGACCTGTGAGATGGTCAATCTCATCGGCGCCACGGTCGATGACGCTCGCGACATTATGATCGAAGGGGAGAGCGGCATTCTCGCCATCTGTCCGGACGAAGAACGGCCAGTCTACCGAAAGTCGGAACGCAAATTGCTCTGGCCCAACGGAGCGGTATCGCTGATCTTCACGGCCGATGAGCCAGAACGCCTTCGCGGCAAGCAGCACATGCGGTTGTGGGCCGACGAAATGGCCTCTTGGCGCTATCCCGAGGCATGGGATCAGGCGAAGTTCGGACTGCGTCTGGGCGCCAAGCCGAGAGCGGTCATCACCACGACGCCACGGCCGGTGAAAAACATTACCGATCTGGTCAAGGATCGGGCGAGCGTTGTGACTCGGGGCACGACTTACGACAACAAAGCCAACCTCGCGCAAACGTTCTTCGATGAGATCGTCAAGCGCTACGAAGGCACCCGCCTTGGCCGGCAGGAGCTGAACGCGGAGATCCTGTCCGACGTGCCTGGCGCGCTCTGGACCCGAGAGATGATCACGCATTTGCCCAAGTCGGCCCTTCCGACAATGAAGCGGGTAATTGTGGCGATCGACCCGCCGGCAACGTCGAACGAAAGCAGCAACGAGTGCGGCATCATCGTTGATGGCCTTGGGAGTGACGGCCGCGCCTACGTTCTTGCTGACCGGTCTGGCGTCATGACCCCACGCGAATGGGCCACGACGGCGGTCACCGCATTCCGTGAGTTTGAAGCGGACCTGATCGTTGGAGAGGTCAACCAGGGCGGCGATATGGTTGAACAGGTGGTGCGCTCCGTCGATACCCACGTGCCGTTCAAGGCGGTGCGCGCGACGCGGGGGAAATACATCCGGGCGGAGCCGATCAGCGCTCTCTACGCCCGCGGCATAGTGGATCACTGCGGACAGTTCGAAGCGCTCGAGGATCAGATGTGTTCCTACACACCCGACTTCGATCGAGGGAACGGCTCGCCCGACCGGCTCGATGCGCATGTTTGGGCCATGACGGAACTGTTCCCCTCCATGGTTAGCGAAAAGAAGCCGATCGTTATGCCGAAACTGCGGTCACCCGCCAGCCTCGGCGCTCAAGGATGGATGGCGCGATGACCACTGATAGCCGCGCTGATTTGTCCGACGACGACAAGATCGTAGCCGAAGCGAAGAAGCGCTTTGCCTTCTGCGAGACGTGGGAAACCCATGCTCGGCAGATGTACGTCGAGGACTATAAGTTCGGGCACGCCGACAGCGACAATCAGGACCAGTGGCCCAACCAGCTCCTGACCAGCCGCGAGGTTGACCAGAAGCCCACGCTGACCGTCAACAAGACCCGCATTCACTGCCTCCAGATCATCAACGACGCCAAGCAGAACAAAGCCGGCATCGTAGTGCACCCGACGACCAACGAAGCCACCTACGAGGCTGCTGAGGTCTACGAAGACGTAGTTCGGCACATCGAGTACATGTCCCGTGCGCAGCAGGCCTATGACAAGGCCGCGTACAACATGGTCTTTGGCAACATCGGCTATTGCCGTGTGGTGACCGAGTATGCGGCACAGGTTGGCTCAGAGAAAGAGCTGGAAAGCTTCGAACTCAACGACGATCAGGATATCTACATCCGCGGCATTCCCGACCCGCTGACGGTCTACATGGACCCCGATGCCAAGGAAGCCGACAAGTCCGATAGCGAGTTCGCCTTCGTCTTCGATGACATGTCGAAAGACAAGTTCGAGCGCGAGTATCCAGGCCACGAAGACGCCATGGCACCGTCGGTGCTGGGCTCCTATGACTCGTGGGTCAGCGCAGATCATGTGCGCGTGGCCGAGTACTGGCGCCGCAAGCACAAGAAGGTGCGGCTGGTGTCGGTTATCGATCCTGCCACTGGCGAGCGCCGCACCACGGCCAAGGACAACGTCAACCCGGAACTGATCAAGGTCATTCGCAAAGACCCGGCCTGGGACTATCGCGAGCGTGATCTGGATATCGTCACGGTCGAGTGCTTCAAGATCGCCGGCTCGAAGATTGTCAACCGCTACGAGTGGGCAGGGCAGTGGATTCCGATCGTGCCCGCCATCGGCGAGGAAGTGGTCATCGAAGGACAGATGGACCGCAAGAGCCATGTCCGGTATCTCAAAGACCCGCAGCGGATGTACAATTACAACAGCTCCGCGGAGGTCGAGTTCGGAGCGCTCCAGACTAAGTCGCCCTATGTCGGTCCCGCTGCAGCGTTCGAGGGGTACGAGGAATACTATCAGTCGGCCAACGTGCAGAACCTCGGCTTCCTGCCGTACAAGCACCTTGACGACGCCGGCAATCCGATCCCCCCGCCGAGGCGAGAAAACCCGCCCACGGGCTCGCCTGTGTTCCTGAAGGGCATGGAAGTCGCTCAGGTCGAGATGATGATGGCCTCGGGCCAGTACCAGTCGAGCTTCGGGCAGAACGAGAACGCCACTTCGGGCAAGGCCATCAACGAACGCCAGCGCCAGGGCGACAACGCCACGTACCATTTTGTGGACGGTCTCGCGATCATGATCCGCCAGCTTGGCCGCATCGTGGTCGACCTGATCCCCCACATCTACGACACGCAGCGCATTCTGCGCATCCGCGGCGAGGACGGCACGACCAAGAGCATCTACATCGACCCGCAGGCACAGGAAGCAGTCCAGAAAGAGCAGAACCAACAGCGTGAACAGGTTGCGCTGGTCTTCAACCCCAACATTGGGAAGTACGCTGTAGAGGCCGATGTGGGGCCCAGCTTTGCGACCCGCCGTCAGGAAGCCTGGAACGCGATCATTCAGATCCTCACGCAGTCGCCCAGCCTTATCCCTGTGGTTGGCGACCTGCTGTTCAAGAACGCGGATTTCCCCGGTGCAGACGAGATCGCACAGCGCCTTCGCCGCATGACGCCGCCGCAGGCCCTGGGCGACGCGCCGGGCCCGCAGTCGATGGAGCTGCAGGGCAAGATGGATCAGCTCATGGGGCTGGTCGAAAAGCTCAACGCGCAGCTCGCCGACAAGACCGCCGAGACCAACATCAAGGCCTTCGACGCTCTCACAAAGCGGCTGGTCGCAATCGGCAATGCGGGCCCGATCGTTACGCCGGAACAGGCGCAGCCGCTTATCGGCCAAACCGAAACGCAGATGCTCGAGGGGGGCATGCCTCAGACGTTCGGCGAGCCGCAGCCACAACCGCCCATGGCACCAATGCAGCCGCCGATGGATGGGATGCCGCCCGTTCAGCAGCCGGGCGCCGTGCCGATGCTTCCGCAGGCGGGAGTGATGCCATGAACTGGAACGGATCGTTCGCACAGTCAGCAGCCGAGGCCTTGTTCCAGCGCCAGGTTGAGCAGGCCAATCGCCAGCGGGAATTCCTCAATCTTGGGCGATGGAGCGACGTGGCCGTCGAGGCATATCGCGGCGTGGTTATCGAGAGCGTCGAGTATCGGAAACGCGTGGAAGAAGGGAAGATGGGCGAATGACCCTTTCAGAATTCAAGGCTTGGTTCGAAGGCTTCTCCGAAGGCATCGACACCGCACCGACCGAAGCTCAGTTCGCCAAGATCAAGGCCAAGGTGGCGCTGATCGATGGGGCGCCCATCACCTATCCGATCTTTGTTGAGCGGTATTGGGGTCGGGCATGGCCGGCCTACCCGGTCTGGATTGGCGACCCGATCGTCTCGTCTGGTGGCACCTACGCCACCTACGGCGCCGTTGGCGTAAGTGTCGTCAGCCTCGCCAACGCCGGATACGCGAGCATGTCGCCTACCACCAAGGGCGATAGCCAAACCTCAACATGGGACAGCCACGCCGCGATGAACGCCCTTGGCCGCGTGGAGGCAAGCGCTGCCGCATGACCTCCAAGCTAGTCAAAAAGACCGCCAAAGAGCTGGCCGGCGCCTTCTACGACAACATGGATGTGTTCCAAGACGCCCGCGTCGAGCGCTCGACCATCTTCCGGGCCGAATGCCCCAACCAGTACGCCTTCATCCGTGAGTACTGGCCGGATTTCGTTGTCATCGCCCGCAAGGTGCTGGCCCACATGCTCACCGAGCCCGGCCGCACCGATATGGAGCGCAACCAGATCTACGACGCACTGCTCGAGGAGCGCGGTGCGATGACCGACGAGAAGTTGGCCGCCCCAAGCATCATCAGGTTGCAGTAAGGAACCAAAATGAAACTATCAGAGATGTCCCTGATCAGCCCAAACCAAGCGGCAACGATTTCGAAGAAACTCGCAGCTCCAAACCCGCTTCTGGGCCACCTTCCTGCTCAACGGGGACTGCCCGTCTGGAATAGAGCGTGGCGACGACTCCTCGACGCGTGGCCGCTGCAGTGGAAACGGCGAGACAGGTCGGACTGGTAAGGAGCACAATCGATGCGGAAGCAGGACAAATGGATGGCCGGGGCCGTCAAGAAGCCCGGCGCCCTTCGCGCCACGGCCGAACGTAAGGGCCTCATCAAGGGCGGTGAGAAACTGTCTCGCGCCGATCTGGACAAACTGGCCGACAGCAAAAACCCAACCACCCGCAAACGCGCCAATCTGGCCAAGACCTTCGCCAAGGAGCGCGGCAAGTAGCATGCGTGAGATGCGTGCGGTCTCGGCTGACGAGTTCAATGCCTTCGTGACGGCCAACGCGGACAAGCTGTCGTCCAGCCTCATCGGCGGGACGCAGTGCTACCTCGACAATACAGCCGGGGAAGAGTGGCCCGACAACCTGGTGGCCAGCTTTCTCGTCGCCAATGGCGCTCGTCGTCGCGCAACTGGCTGGCGCATAGCCCTTCCCACTGAACCAGAGCAAGGAGCCAGCGATGGCAAAGAAGAAGGTTGAGGTTGTCGAAGCCTATCCGGCTGAGGACAAGAAGTGGCGCGCGGAAGACGCTTTGCGCACGCTGACCCGTGCTGAGGAAATCCGCGGCGACAAGTCGCTGATGAAGGACGTTGAGCGCTGTCGGCAGGAAAAGATGCGCGAGCTTGCCGCGATCAAGGTCGAGACCGCGCCGCGCACCATCAAGATGGCCAAGAGCTAAGATGCCATTGACGGGGCTTCTGGCAATGGTCGCCCTGACCCTGATCGCTGTCGGGTCCGCCGTGGTCGCGTCGATCCGCTCAGATGCAAAGCGTCGCCGTGTGGCTGATCGAGAGCGCCTTCGGAAAGAGCAGGATAGACGGCGGGAAGGGCAGGTATGGCTTGAAAAGCACAAGCGAGACCTGCTTTGGCGTCAAGCCAAGCGCCGCCCGACCAAGATGCCTCACCCTGACGATTATCTGGCTCCAGATGAGCGGGAGCGACAGCGCGCTTCGGTGCAGGTGCAGGTCGGTGAAGGCGGTGCGGCACTCAACGCAGAGCGACGTCGCCGTCTTGGCATAGCCCCATAGGGCCTAACAAAATCTACCCGAACGGAGGCGGTTCCTCCGATACACGAACCTCACACAGGATAAATCTATGACCACCAAGACCTCGGCCTTGGCGCTTTCCCGCGCCTATCCGGCAATGAACTATCTCGGTGCCCCGCGCGTCGCATTTTACCCGGGCGAAGAAGGCGGCACAGCCGCCGCAGCGCCCGAAATCGCAGTGCAGACCTCATCCCCAGAGCCGCTTGTTGTGGCGTCTGACGATGCCCCCGCCTCTGAACAGCCCAATGCCGAAGCAGCGGAGCCCTCTGAGGGGGCGCCCCCCGATGGCGCAGCAGATGACGGCGACGGGACGAAGAAGCCCGCCAAGGTCCCCGAATGGCTGCAGAAGAAGATGGCGGCCGATGCCTTCGAGGCTCGAGAAACCGCCCGCAAGCTGAAAGCAGCTGAGGAGGAGCTGGCCAAGCTGAAGGCCCCAAAGCCGGCCACGCCGACTGCCGCGGATACCGCCGCTGCCGAGCAGAACGCCCCGACGGGCGGCTATCGCACGCAGGCCGAGTTCGACGCAGCAGTGCAGGCCGAAGCTTCTCAGAGGGCGGCGAACGAGCGCGCCATTGCTGAAGCCACTACGTTTCGGACCAAGCTAGACGATGTTTGGGCGAAAGGGTTGGCAAAGTTTGGTGAAGAAGACTTCAACACGGTAGCGGCCAACCTAGGCAGCGTCGGGTTCTTGCCAGTGCCAGACCCGAGAACTGGGGTCATCCAGAACGCGGATCTGATGCAACTGGTTCTTGAGGCCGACGATCCGTCGAAAGTCCTCTACGAACTTGGCAGCGACCCATCCAAGGCGCAGGCCATCATGGGCCTCCCGGCCGCCAAGCGCGCAATGGAGATCGCCAAGCTTTCGGTGGCTGCGCCAGAGAAGGCCAAGCCTACCCCGCTGAGCAATGCTCCGCGGCCCATCGATACCGTCGAAGGCAGTGCCCGTCCCAACGGCGCTCCCAGAGACGATGACGACGACGCGACCTGGTTCGCCAAGCGCAATGCCGAAGTGGCAGCGCGCCTCCGCCAGACCGCCGCCTAACCGAAGACCGACTGAGCCGCACGCGATCCGGCGAACGATCGCAGACTGCTCGACCAAAACCATGCGGACCACGAGCCCCGCATCGTCCCCGGCACGATAGCTCCGAGACTGCCCGCTTTCACCTCGCAGACGGGCGCGAGACCCTCACCGGCACCAAGCATCAGGCCACCAACCGCTCGAACAGCGGACGCCCTTTGCCGTGCCTCGAAAGCAATCCGGCCAGTTGAGGAAACCCCAAAATGCCCGGCAATTCTCTTCTCACTACGAGCAAGATCACCCGTGAAGCGGTGCGCCTGTTCGTGAACTCCAACGCCTTCCTGCAGAACGTCAACCGTCAGTATGACGATCAGTTCGGCAAGAACGGCGAAAAGATCGGCTCGCAGCTCCGCATCCGCCTGCCGAACGACTATACCGTCACTAAGGGCCCGGCGGCCTCCGTTCAGGACACCACTGAACAGCAGACCGTGCTGACCATGGCGACGCAGGCCCACGTCGATGTGTCGTTCTCGACCGTCGACCTCCTGCTGAGCTTGGATGACTTCTCCGACCGCGTCCTCAAGCCGGCCATGAACAACCTTGCCGGCCAGGTCGCCGTGGACGTGATGAGCGTCACGGAGCAGGGTTACATTACCCTGCCGTCGCAGGCCCCCTCGGCACCGCTAACCGCGACTACCGGTGGTGTCTGTAACCTGGTGTACAATGTCGATGGCTCCGGCAACCTGATCGCCCCGACCTCGAGCACCATCCTCGATGCCGGCGCCTCGCTGGACATCAACTCGGCGGGCATGGGCGACCGCAACCTGACGCTGAGCCCGCGCACCCAGGCCAAGATCGTCAATTCGCTGACCGGTCTTCTCAACCCGTCCAGCAAGATCTCGGCGCAGTACCAGTCCGGCCAGATGAAGAGCGGCCTCGGCTTCGAAGCCATCTTCTCGGACCAGACCGTCATCAACCACACGACCGGTACGATGACGACCACGACCACCAGCTCGGCCGGCCAGACCGGCTACAGCATCGGCGTCGCGGCGATCTCCGGCACCCTGAATGTTGGTGACATCATCACCATCCAGGGCGTTCTGGCGGTCAACCGCGTCACCAAGCAGTCGACTGGCGAGCTTCGGCAGTTCGTCGTTACCGCTCCGGTGGCCAATGGCGGCACCTCGATCTCGATCTACCCGGCGATCACTCCGGCCGTCGGCGGCAATGCAGTGCAGTACCAGACCGTCGTGGCCTCCCCGGCCAACGGCGCCACTGTGACCCAGCTGCTGCCGAACACGACCTATCGCAAGAACGTGGCTTTCGCCCCCGATGCCATCACCATGGCGACCGGCGATCTGCCGCTGCCCAAGAACGTGGACGCTGCTCGCGCCCAGTACGACGGCGTGTCGATGCGCATGGTCACGCAATATATGGTTGGTACGGATCAGGAAATCAGCCGTATAGATGTTTTGTATGGCGCGCTGAATGTCCGCCCAGAGTGGGGCGTTGCTTTGGCGGACCCCATTAACTAGTAGAATCTAGTTACAAAACGTGCCATTGTCGCGCTCCAATGTGTTTAAAGAGCGCGACAATGGACATGAAACGGGTCAAGGACCTGACGGGCAATACTTACGGGCGTTGGTCAGTAGTTAAGTTTGCCTACGCCAAAGGGAATGCGGCCTATTGGGACTGCAAGTGCGAGTGTGGGGCGGAGAAGGCGGTTTTTGGCGGGGATCTGAAGCGCGGGATGTCGACAAGTTGTGGGTGTCTGGCGCGCGAGAAGCAGGCAGCGCGAATGACGCGTCACGGGATGGCTGGCACGCCGGGATACCACTCTTGGGTCTACATGAAGGACCGTTGCAATAACCCAGCTAGCGACGGCTACCCCCAATATGGTGGTCGCGGCATCGTAGTGTGTGAAGCGTGGTCGACCTTCGAAGGCTTTTGGGCGGACATGGGTTCGACGTGGGCTGACGGCCTTTCGATAGACCGATACCCGGACAAGAACGGCAACTACGAGCCCGGCAACTGTCGCTGGGCGACGCCGCAACAGCAGGCCCGCAACCGTAGGACAGAGCGATTAATCGAAACCCCTTCGGGATTGATGTGCGTCGCGGAGGCCGGCGAAACATTTGGGGTTTCGCCCATCACGATTTCTTCCCGCCTTCGATACGGATGGACCGATCCAGCAAAGCTGGTGGCGCCGCCGCGCGGCCGGGACACCAAATAAACACCCGTCACCAAGGCCCCTTCACCGGGGCCTTTTCTTATGGAGCATCCGATGACCACCGGCCTCGAATACCCAAAGTGGATCAGGCATCCCGGCAAGGATGACGTGCTGGTCGATAACGCGGCAGCCGAAGCGCAGCAGTTGGCCGAGTGGGGCGCCGAGAAACCACGGCCCACTCCGAGAAACGCGCTCCTGTCGCCTCTGGACCACGACAAGGACGGCAAGCCCGGCGGCTCCCTGGCAGGGGCGGGAGACGACATCGCGACATTGCGGTCCACCTACAAGGACAAGGTGGGCAAGAGGGCATTCCCCGGCTGGAGCGCGGAAGTGATCCGTGAACGCCTGGCGAAGGCATCCTGACCATGCCGCTGACCAACAACACCTTCCTAGACATCATCACGCTGGCGCTGAAGAATTCCGGCGTGATTGGCCTGGGCCAGACGCCCTCTGCCGAGGACATGAACGACGCCTGCGCCATGATGAACGACATGATCGCTCAGTGGCAGCAGCGGCGGTACCTCGTCTATCACCTGGTGGAACAGAGCGTACCTTGTAACGGGTCGCAGTCCTATTCGATCGGGCCTGGCGGCGACATCTCCGTGGTGCAGCGGCCGGCGGCTATCAATGCTGCGTTTGCCCGCCAGACCATCAACGCCATGCCAAACCAGATCGACTACCCGCTGTCGATCCTGCCATCTCGCGAGACCTATTCGCAGATCGCGATGAAGTCGCTCCAGAGCTTCCCACAGTGGTGCTGGTACGACGCCGCGACGCCGCTGGCGCAGCTGTTCGTCTACCCCGTGATCACGAACCAGTTTACGCTGCATGTCGTGTTCCGCGAGCAACTGCAGCAGGCCGTCTCGCTGACCGACCAGATCACGTTGCCCGCCGAATACAAGGAGGCGTTGCTCTACAATCTCGCCGTGCGGCTGTCGGCTGCCTACTCGAGCCCGCTCAACCCAGTTGTTCCAGCGTTGGCCAAGGCCGCGCTCGAGACAATGCGGACAGTCAACGCGCAGGTGCCGAGGATGAACATGCCGGTGGGGCTCATCAATCCACCGCGGTACAATATCCTGAGCGATAGCGCGTACTGATGCGTATCCCGTTGCTCGGTGGGGCCTATACCACGCGCTCGCTTGTGGCTTCGGCGCAGGAAGCGATCAATCTCTACTCCGAGAACAACCCGCCTGATGGTCAGCCATCAGTGCCGGCGACCTCGTACCCCACGCCCGGCTTGGCCCTGCTGGCTGAGCCTCCGTATATCGAGGCGATGCGGCAGGCCTATCGCGCCAGCAACGGCATTCTCTACGTGGTGATCGGGCCCAACGTATATCTGGTCTCGAACACCTTCGCCTTCACCCTGCTCGGGACCATCCCCGATAACACGACGCCTGTCTGGTTCAGCGACAACGGGCAGGTGATCGTTCTGGTCGATGGGTCGGCAGTCGGCTACGCGATCGATATGACTTCGAACGCTTTTGGCGTGATCACCGATCCGGCCTTTTATGGCGGTACGTCGGCGTCATACCAAGACACGTTTTTCATCTTCAACCGGATCGATACGGCGCAGTTCTACATCTCGCTGAGCAATGTCACCTACGACATGCTGACCGGAACGGTGGGGGCCGTCTATGAGGGCTCGATCATCTCGGGCGGCACGCTCTACGGCTCGGGCTCGTATACGAATGTCCCGCTGACTGGTGGGGCAGGGACAGGTGCACAGGCATCGATCACTGTGACAGGCGGCATCGTCACATCGGTGACCATCACGGCGCAGGGCCAGAACTACCTGGTGGGGGACGTCCTGTCGGCCTCCAATGCCAATCTGGGCGGCACGGGATCGGGTTTTTCCTACTCGGTCGACAATGTGCACGGAGCGGCTTTCGATCCGCTCGATATCGCCGCAAAGACTGGGTCGGCCGACAACATCGTGGCGGCGCCGACGGTTCATGGCGAACTCTGGCTGATCGGCGAGTTGACCACTGAGGTTTGGTACGATGCCGGCGCTGCCGATTTCGCCTATCAGAGGATTCAAGGCGCTTTCGTAGACCACGGCTGCGCCGCTCCATACTCCATTGCGTCGGTAGACATTTCGCTGCTGTGGCTGTCGCAGGACCGTCAGGGCAATTGCATTGTCGTAATGACGGAGGGCTATCAGGTTCGGCGCGTCTCAGTGCATGCGCTGGAACAGGAATGGCAGCAGTACAGCGATATCTCGGATGCCATCGGGTATGTACACCAGATCGAGGGGCACGCCTTCTACGTCCTGACGTTCCCGACGGCGGACAAGACCTATTGCTTTGATCTCAGCTCAGGCCAATGGCATCGACGGGCGTCGATCGACGGCAATGGCGTTCTGCATCGGCATCGGTCCAACTGCTTTGCATTCGCCTATGGCTACAATCTGGTGGGCGACTACCAGAACGGCAATCTCTACAACCTGACGAACTCGGTATTCACCGACAACGGCGTGGACATCCCTCGCATCAGGACGTTCCCCCATCTCATCGAGGACGGAAAGCGCGTCATCTACGACGGGTTTCAGGCCGATCTGGCGACAGGACAGATCGTGGGCGGCACGACGGCCAATCCGCCGCAGATCAGCCTTCGGTGGAGCGATGACAAGGGTTTCTCGTATGGGAACCGCGTCATGCAGTCGATGGGCGCGACGGGCCAGTACCTCACATCACCGCAATGGAACAGGCTGGGCATGGGGCGAGATCGAGTGTTCGAGCTGTCCTGGTCGGTCAATGCGGATACTGCCCTCTCGGGGTGCTTCGTCCGCTTCCGTCCGTGCATGACCTGAGGACGCGATGCCAAACGTCAACAACGCCGCGATCGTCCCGAGTTCACAGCAGCCTATCGTCACCAAACTCGGGACCATGACGACCGAACTGCAGCGGTTCTTCAATGCCCTGGTATCGGCGGCCGCGCCAATTCAGAGCGTCACGCTTACCGGGTCGCCATTCAGCTATCGGGCCGGCTCGGCGGGGTCCCTTTCGATCTCTGGCGGCACGGTCAGCGCGATCACATTGACCCGCAACAATACCAGCATCCCGCTTGGTGGGACCGCAGGAACATTCCCCGTCGCCAATGGGGATCTGCTGACCATCACGTACTCTGGCCCGCCCACCGTCAGCTTCATCCCGACCTGACGCCTCACCTCTTCAGCACAAGGCTAAACAATGCCCAAAATGGTCAAGCTCGCCTCCGGCAAGAACGCCGAGGTGGGAGCGTCGTTCAATAAGGGTGGCTTCACGTACAAGGTGCAAGCCGACGGCTCGGTCAAGCGCAATGATGGGCGCATCACCGCAAAGCCGACGTCGATCAAGGTCGAGGTGAGCCCACGCACGATCCCGAATGAAACGGCTCGGCCGGCGCCTCGCCCGAAGGTGGCTCCCGTGCCAGTCACTCGACCGGCAAAGCCAGTCAATGCCGTTCGACCGTCAGGCCCGGTGCCCAGCAACAAGTCGAAGGCGACCGTGAACGCTGTGCGTCCGTCGGGACCGATCAGCACCAACACCGCTCGGACGCCAACTCCGACCAGAAAGGTCGACGTCTCCAACTCGTATGGCTCGAACTCGGTCAAGCCGATCGACGTGGAGAAGCAGTACGGCTCGAACAAGGGCAAGAAGCTCAATGTCGGGCAAATGTACGGCAGCCGGCCGGCCAAGAAATAGCCGCCATGGAGCGTCGCGCCCTTTCGGTCTGCCGTGAATTCTCGGCGGAACGGCTCAATACGATCGTCAACCATCCAGAGGTGCGCCCCTGGGTTGCCGCGGCCGGACAGGGTTATCTCGACCTCACGCCGGTTGTCGCGAACCCCGACAACTACCTGCTGATGGGCGACGGCGGCGGGTTCGTGTTCGTGCAGCAGGAGCCGGGCATCTATGAGGTGCATTCGCAGTTTTTACCTGAGCACCGCGGCGAGAACGTCATCACAGCCGCGCGGGATGCTGAGCGATGGATGTTCACCCGCACCGACTGCGTGGAAATCCGGTCAAAGGTTCCGGAAGGCAATGTCGGAGCTGCCGCTTTCGCCAGAAAGATGCGTTACGAGCTGCAGTTCCAGCGCTCCAATGCGTGGATCGCCGACAAGGGCGCGCTATCGGTCAAATATTACGCCCGCACGCTGAACCAGTGGGTCAACCAAGCGGATGAACTGAAGGCTTCAGGGGAGTGGTTCCACCACAAACTCGAGGACGCCAAGATCGCTGCCGGCTCGACCATGCCCATCCATGACGATGACGAGGCGCACGACCTCTATGTGGGCGCGACCGTCGAGATGATCCAGTCGGGGCAGATTGCCAAGGCGCTGGCTTTCTACACTCGCTGGGCCCCGTTCGCTGGCTATGGGCCTATCGTCCTCATTGCCACCAACCCAACCGTCATCGACATCGGCGACGCCATCCTGGCGGTTCGTGATGACGACTTCGACGTGATCCTTACCCGCTAGACGCAGGAGGCTAAATCGCCAATCGGAGCAACCATTGGCTCGGCCGTTGTCGGCGCGGGCGCATCTCTGCTTGGGGCTAATGCCCAGAAGCAGTCCACCGACAAGGCAACTGCCGCCCAGAAGGAGATGTATCAGCAGACGCGTGCTGATCTCGCCCCGTTCCGTGCGGCCGGCGTCCAAGGCACCAACATGCTGATGGCTGCGCTGCCCGAGTTGAACAGCAAGATCAATCTGGATCAGGCATGGCTGCAGCAGCAACCAGGCTACCAATTCGCGCTTCGGCAGGGGCTGAAAGGCGTCCAGAACAGCGCAGCCGCTCGGGGGCTCGGTACATCAGGGGCGGCACTGAAGGGCGCTGCGGGGTTCACTACGGGGCTGGCTGACCAGACCTATCAGAACCAATTCTCCAACGAGATGGCGCAGCGCGACGCCCGGTTCAACCGCTTGATGGGGACGGCCAATCTCGGGGCGAATGCTGCAGCCCAGACGGGGCAGTCAGCGATTGCTACGGGGCAGGGGATTGCATCCAACACTATCGGCGGCGGTAACGCCATGGCTGCAGGGCTCACCGGCGCCGGCAATGCCCTCATGGGTGGAGCGCAGAATTGGCTCGGCTACAACCTTGGGCAGCAGATGCTGTCGAGGGGTGGTGGCATGTATGGCTGACCTCCTACCGCGCCAGCAAAGAAATCACGCCGAAACCGCCATGTGGGGATGTTCACTAAATGGCTGAAGTCGACACGTCCTTCTATCCGAAAGCACCGGCTCCGGGGCAGTTTCTGGACATGGCCGGCGGCGTTGTCGGGCTGGCGAATGCCGCCGAACAGAACCGCCTGCTGCAGACCCAGAACAAGCAGACGCAGTTGGATCTGGTCAAGGACCAGGTGGGGCAGCTCGTCAACGTGTTCTCGGGGCTTGCCGCCGACCCGAACCTGACCGCAGACACCATTGCAGCGCAGGGGCAGCGGCTGGTCGACCTTGGCCTGATCGCGCCGGAGCAGCTTGAAACGGAACTCAAGGCCATCCCGCCCAATGCAACCGGAGACGACCTGCGCAAGATGATGGGCAACTATGCCCTTCGCGCCTTGGATGCTGGCCAGCGGTTCTCGGCGCAGTACGGGTCGCCGCAGATGGTGGATACTGGCAACGCCTTGGTTCCGACCACCGTCAGCCCGATGACAGGTATTCATCCGATCGGCGCACCGATCCAGAAGACGCTATCCCCCACGGAACTGGCGACGCCCACGACCATCGGCACGACAAGCGCCGGCCAGCCGATCCAGGGTACGCTTGGGCAGTACCTCGAGAAGGCGCAGGTCAATCCACTGACAGGGCTTCCGGGCCAGCCGGGCGGCGGTAATGCTCTCATGCCGGGCGGCCCCGGCGTCGTGACCGCGCTCCCGGCCGGCGACGTTGCCGCGATGGAGGAAACCGGCCGCGCAGCGGGCCAGGACTTGGCTGCCGCTCGTATCAGGGAGGCGAAATTTCAGCAGGATATCGCGCCGCTTCAGAAGGCCATCCCTGCGCTCGAGGCGTTGGGGACGACCGGCACCGGCCCCGGCACCGAGCAGATCCAGGAAATCAAGAGCTTCCTGCTGTCCATGGGCATTCCGGGGCTCGACGTCGACAAGATCAAGGACTTTGACGAGGCCCGAAAGTACCTGACCCAGTACGCTCAGACCGTCGGCGATACGGGGACCAACGACAAACTCGCCGCGTCCTTTGCCGGTAATCCCAGCGTGTCGATCTCGAACGCGGCTGCCGTGGACGTGGCAAAGACCGCTCTCGCACTGCGGAAACTGCAGAATGCGCAGCTGCGGGCGTTTGAAACGTCGGGGCTGCCAGAGAGCCAGTTCTCCAGGTTCGCCACGGAGTTCAACGCATTGCAGGACCCTCGTGCCTACGGCATCGACATGATGACGCCAGAGGCTCGGGCGAAGCTCATCGGCGGGCTCAAGGGCGACGAAAAGACCAAGTTCGTGCAGTCGCTGCGTACCGCCATCCAACTCGGTCTAGTCCAGCCGCCGGGGGCAACCAATGGCCAGTAAGGCTCAGCGCGCCATTGAAGGCCTGATCGCGCGCGGGTTCTCTCCCGTGCAGGCGGCCGTCCTCGCCGGCAATATCCAGCAGGAAAGCGGCTTCAACCCGGAGGCTTACAACGCCAAGGAAGATGCGTACGGCGGCATCCAGTGGCGGCTCGATCGCAAGGCCAATCTGGAGCAGTACGCCAAGGCAACGGGGCGCAAAGTCTCTGATCCCGAAGCTCAGATGGACTTCCTCGTCATGGAAATGACGGGCGCGATTGGCAACGAGGCCAAGAACGCAGCGGCCTTCCTTGCTGCGCAGGACCCAGTGACAGCCAACAAGGCGCTGAAGAAGTATATCCGGTATGGCGACGACAGCGAAGGCGCCAGGCTCAACAACGCGCTCAGCTATGGGACTGGCGGCAATGCGCTGACAGGCGAGCCGGTGCGCGTCGCCGATGCAAGCTTTGTGAATCCTGCGTTTGGTGGGGCAGAGATGCCCGGCGTGCCGGAATGGAACGGCTCGGGCTACGCATTGCCGCCAGATGGGGCTCCGGCCCCTTCCTTGGGGGCGCCAGCGGGTGCGCCGCCGTCTGGTGGGGTGTCTCAGCCCGTCGCCCCGAGCGCCCCTGCCGGCGTCAGCGATGACGATCTGCTCAATGCGTTCTTGCCGGCTGGGAATGGCGCGCCTGCTTCTAGTGCAGCGGTGGACGCTGGTGCGAGTGCGGCAGGAACCGTGGCCGGGGCCCCGGCAGCAGGGAATGCCGACGATCAGCTTTTGCAGGCGTTCTTGCCGACAACTCCGGGTGAGGGAGATGTTGCCGTCCCCCCCGAAGGGCTGAAGCCGGGATCGAAGGAATATGCGCTGTGGGCCCGTGATCAGGCCATCGCCGGGAAGCGGCTTCCGCAGTTCAGCGACACGATGGAGCCACCGCCCCCCACCGAACTCGCCGACAAGATCCTCGCGGCTTCCGCTTCCTATATGGACGGCATGCCTGTCCTCGGTGGCGCTTGGCTCGATGCTGCTCAAAAGGCAAAGGCGGCGCTCTACGGCGTCCCGCTGTCCGTGATCCAGGAGCAAACGGCAGCTGCGAGGAAGGCAAACCCGACCACATCAATGGTTGCTGGCGCTGCTGGCACCATTCTGCCCCTTCTGGCAGCTTCAGCCACACCGCTAGGCGGAAGGCTGCTGGGTGTATCTGGCACAATCCCGCAGCAGGTCATTATGGGCGGGGCCTCTAACGCATTGCTCGCCGGGGCGGATTCTCTGGCGAGGGGCGGCACGCTTGAGGAAGCGAGGGACAAAGCACTACTCGGCGGAGCGGTCGGCAGTGTGGCCCCGTGGCTACTTGGTACTGGTGGGAACGCAGTAAACGCGCTTATCGGAAAGACGGCCCCGGAAATCGCCCAGTTGGCCGTCCTCGCGCGTGAGAAGTTCGGTATTCCGATCGGCCCGGGCCAGATCAGCGATAGCCCGATGATCAAGGTTGCGGATTCTGTCGTCAACAAGATGCCGTTCTCTGGCGGAACCGTATCGAATGCGCAGCAGGCAGCCGCTTTCAACCGCGGCGTGGCCAAGGTGTTCGGTGAGGACGCGGCGAGCATCACCCCGGATGTAATGAACCGAGCCTCCAATCGCATCGGGGATATGTTCGAAGAAGCGGCCGCCAAGACGCCCAAGATAGCCGGTGATCCGTCGTTCGATCAGAAAATGCTGGACGTCATGACGAACGCTCAGATGTCCCTGACCGAGCAGCAGATGAAGCCGCTGATGCAGCAGTTCGACAACATCGTCGGCAAGTTCCAGCAGGGCAAAGGCTCCATTACCGGAGAGGTCTACCAGGAGCTTACCAAGAAGGGCTCTCCGCTGTGGAATGCCATGAAGTCCGGCGACCCCGGCATCCGAGATACCGCCATCGCCCTGCGCAGCGTTCTTGACGACGCGCTTGAGCGCTCGGCCACGCCGGATGTCGTGAAACTGCTGCAAACCGCGCGCTCGCAGTGGAAGGCCATGAAGACGGTTGAGGATCTGGTGGAGAAGTCCACGACAGGCGACATCAACCCCGCACTGCTCATGGGCGCGGTACGCAAGTCCTATGGAGATATGGCCTATGGTGGCGGCGGTGATCTGGCTGAGCTGGCCCGCATCGGCCAGCAGTTCCTGAAGGCGCCTCCATCAAGTGGCACGGCCGAACGCCTGGCGGTCATGAACATGCTGACCAAGGGGGCCGGGGTTGGCGGGGTTGCTGCGACGGCTGCGTTGAACCCTGGGGCAATCCCCATGATGGCGGCCGTAGGTATTCCTGCCGCGGCCGGGTACCTTGGGGTTGCGAAGGGGGCCGGGGCGCTTCTCCGGTCCGATGCTCTCGCCAATAAGCTGATCGGCAATTCCCTGGGGCGGGTGGCCAACCCAAATGCGATCACCTCGGGCAATCTTCTGCTGCGTAGCGGTACTGGGGCGGCCGCACTGGGTGGCGGAAATCCACTCGTGGCTCAGTAGCGGTCCTTGAGCCAAAGCGCGAACATGCCGCCGGCAAAGAACGAGAACATGGCGGTAATGCCGAACAGCGACTCCCGCGACCCTTCGTTGCGGGTGATGAACACGAAGATCAGCACGGCAATGAGGACGAACAGGTAGTTCCGGGCAAGCTTTGGATCATCTGGGAAGTGCCAGCGTCCAGTGCGCGGATCGCGCTTGCGGTAGTTGTTTGGGCCTAGGTCAAGATCGGGCATGGGCAGGACGATAGCGCATAGAGCGCGGAAGTCCTAGGGCGCCTCCTCATCGGCCAGCGCTCGGTCCACCAGAATTCGGATGGCTTCTGATTTGCTGGGGATGCGGGGCTGCTTGCGCCGCCATTCTTCGATGCGCTGGACCCAGCTGGCTGGCGCTACGACCTGCACGCGTTCGGTGGGGGATTCTTCGTCAAGGCGAGGAGGCATAACGGTTACCGGTTTCGTCTGGGACATTCGTAGCAGGCCCTTGATGGTGATGCCATAGTGTGTAATATCGCATCATCACTTAATGCGCAATGCGAGGTCGTACGCAATGAGCGACGAAGCCCTAGGCACAGTGGGACGGCTAGTGATTGAAACGGCTGCAGCGGAAGCGCTGGGAATGACTGTGGAACAGGTGCGCGAACTCAATCTGCGTGAGTTCATCGACCGAGCAACAGACAAGGGACTGGACGTCGACGTTCAGATGAAGGCGAGTGCTTCGCGAACTGGCGGCTTGTCCGTCACCTACCGGCCAAACCGTGCGGCGGGGTTGGCATCATGAGCGATGAAACCAACAGGGCATGGCCGGAGCGAGAAACTGGGGTCGCTGAAATCTTGGCTGACTACAGCGGCTTCATCAACGCCCGTCCGGAACTCATGTCACTGCTCTACGACATCGACATGCTGCCGGAGCAGTGCGTGACACGCGCTGGCGCCATCCGTCTCGCTGGGATGTGCGCCGTCTGGAAGCGGCTGGAGGCGGCGGAACTGGCGCTAGCTTCGAACACGCCAACCCCGGAGGCATCATGAGCGACGTGACGATACCAGAGGACCCTGCGGTACATGCAGTTATACCGCTGGATGTGCTGAACATCGCCGTGGACCTGTGCCGAGACCTCGCGCTGACCACCACGCCGGCCAACGTGCGCCCGATCGCCCGCGCCATCCTCGCAGAGCGTGGAGCGGCCAAGAAAACACTTGAAGACGCTAACCGCCGCGCCACCGATCATCGCTACATGGTCGAGGCGTACTGGGCAATGCTCGGCCCAACGGGCCGCAGGGTTGCGGAGATGTGGCACGAAAAGGGCGTCAAGCGCGTCCACCACTCGTGGGGACCGGATGCGGCTGCGATGACTGGTGAGGAACGGGCGCAGTTCATTCTGGATTTCGAGGCAGCCGCTAGACGTGTCGTTCCAGTAGACTGCATCGACGGTCCCGAGCCAGCCCGCGCTACCCAGTCTTCTCGTGAGTAACATGGTGGAGATACCCGAGACAGGCGAAGCCTCGCGGGCGTGGAACCGGCAGGAGTTTGTGGCAAAGCAGCTCTGCCGCGCCGATGGGCGAAGCTGGGATAGGCTCCCGAATATCTCGACGCTCTGGTTCCGAGACAAGATGCACTACCGAGCCTTAGCCTGCCGAGCCATCGCCGCCACGCGGCTTTGGGACGCCAACCTCAAGTACCGTGCCTCCCTGTCTCAAGGAGAGAGGAAGTGAGCCAGAAGACAGGACGGGATCGGATCCGCGAAGCGCACGCCGAAGTCGACGGCAACATGGTGGCGCAGATGATCCTGGATTTTCACCATGAGTTCCGCGGCACATATGGGCTGGAAACACTCACGAGCAGCCTGTGCGCCGTTGGCCCGCTTCAATCGATGATCGGCCTCGCGATCAAGAACGGCCATCTATCCAAAGGGCAGAAGGAATGACAGAGACACCGAAGGACGCTCGCACGCTGATCGGCAGCATCCTGCTCATCGGTCTCATCCTTGTGCTCGTAGGCGTATCTCTCGCATTCGTCGGGCTTTGGACGGATTGGCGCTGGGCAGCAACCGGAGCCGTCCCACTACTCACTGGATACTTCTTGCTGCGCTTCGCGTGGCGTCTCTCCTAGCCAATCAACTCAACAACCGACCGCCTCAAGGCTCCCACCACGGGAGCCTTTTTCTATTGGAGATTCCCTTGGCGACCCTGCTTCCGAGCCCAGAATTCCAGGTCATCGACGCGAACGGCAATCCGCTCGCCGCTGGCACGATCGAGACCTACATCCCTTCCACGCTCACCCCGAAGGTGACGTGGCAGGATAGTGGCCAGACCATTCAGAACACGAACCCGATCGTTCTCGATGCTGCGGGTCGGGCCATCATCTATGGCTCTGGCGTCTATCGCTTCATCATCAAGGATGCCAGCGGCAACCTGGTCTACGATCAGCTCACCGCGGATACTGCCGTTGGCGGCATTGCCTTTGGTGGTGTGTCGACTGGAACGCCTAATGCACAGGTCATTTCCGCCTCGAGCTTTTCGGCTCAGGACGGGCAGGTAGTCGATTTCATCGCTGGGTTCAGCAACTCCGGCGCTATGACCGTCAATCTGGGAGGCGGCGCGATCCCGTTGCTGGCAGACACGCCGGCCGGGCCGGTTCCACTGTCAGGCGGCGAGGTGGTGGCAGATAACGCCATCTCCATGCTCTATGAGGCGGCTCGTGGCGCTTTCCATCTGCTGACGCCGACCATCGGGTCAATGTCGCGCCAGAATGCGAACAATGTCGCCATCACCGGAGGGACCATCTCCGGCGTGACCATCACCGCCAGCACGGTTACGCAGCCGACCCTTACGTTGAAGCAGGCCACAGACCCGGCGCCGACGGCCGAAGGAGACATGCAGTGGTCTACGTTGTTCAACACCTTCAAGGTGGGCGATGGCGCGGCGACGCAGAGGTTTTGGTCTGGGCCCGCACCGGGGGCGCTATATGGCTGCACCATCGCAAACAACGTCGCAGACGCCACCAATGATATCGACTTTGGGTCCGGCGTCGCTGCCGACAGCACCAACCAGTTCTATCTGGTGGCTGCGGCCCTGACGAAGCGATTGGACGCGACATGGGTGGTCGGCACCAATCAAGGCGGCCTTTTCTCCGGCGTGGCAGCGAACACGACCTATCACTGCTTCATCATCATGCGCCCCGATACGGGCGTGGTCGATGCGGGGTTCGATACGAGCCCGATCGCGGCGAACCGACCAGTTGCATACACCTACTATCGGCGGGTTGGCTCCATCGTTCGCCTCGCTGGCGCCATCAAGGCATTCACTCAAACCGGCGACACGTTCCTATGGACAGGTGCGGTTCGCGACTTCAACGCAACCCCCAGCACTAGCGGGGCCAACGTCACGCTAACTGTCCCTCTTGGGATTGTCGTAACAGCCAGTCTTTCCCTTTCCGTTGAAAGTGGCACCCTGGCATTCGCATTCTACTATTTCAGGATCTCGCCTCTAACCGAAACAAACGCAGCGGCGGACCAGACCAACTTCACATTGGTGCTGGCGACGGATTCCGGCACGGCCACGTCCGATTCATCCTCTGCCAACATTCCAACGGACACGTCCGCACAGATTAGGCAACGCGCCAGTGGCGCGGTCGGCACCCTGCGTGTTCTCACCAACGGTTATGTCGATACCCGAGGCCGGATCGGTTAATTCAGAGCGGCGCTGACGGGAGTAGGCGTGGCGGCCAGCCTGTCAAGTTTAGTGAAAGTCGGTTTGGAATAGACCTTCTTCGATACGTTTGGCATCGACAGCATCTCCGCTGGAGGACTGCGTGAACTCTTACACCTCTGTGGTCATTTGTCCAAACGGCAATAACTGGGAACTGGCGACGCCCCTGTCCTGGGAAGTGGGAAAAGTCGGAACCGGGCTGTTTATTGAGGCCCCCGCAGGATTTGTCACCGACCTCGCGTCAATCCCGTGGTGGGGGAGGTTCGCTTTTAATCCAGGCGACGGCCGAACAGCTAAAGCTGCAATCGTCCACGACTTCCTGCTCTACGAAGGCTGGTGCCACATGACGGCAGCCGGCGAATTCTACAATGCATTGCGCGCTGATGGCGTCGTGTTCTGGCGTCGGTTCGTGATGTTCGTTGCCGTCCTCGCCGCCAGCGATCGCTGGTAAGCCAGACTCAACAATCCATCGGAGATATCCATGAACCCCAACGTGCCAGCCGGCGCGGCGAAACTGCTTGACTATATCGGCCGCTTGGAAACAGGCCGCACCGACGCCTCCGCATACGAAGTCATCGTGTTCTTTCAGCAGGACAAGCTCCCCAAGAAGCTCACCGAGTACACGATCGATGAACTGCTGGCGGCTCAGAAGATCTGGGCCAAGAACGGGTGGTCGGTAAAGGGCAAGAAGCTTCGCGGCTCCGCTGCTGGCAGATACCAGATCATCCGGCCAACGCTCGTTGGCCTTATCGCGCAGCTCGGCATCCCCGGATCCACAAAGTTCTCCCCCGATGTGCAGGATCGGCTTGGCTTCCAGCTTCTCACCAATCGCGGCTGGCAGGCCTTCGTCAGCCGCCAGGTGACGGTCGGAGCCTATGCCCTGCAGCTCGCCAAGGAATGGGCCTCGATACCGGTGCTAACGCCAACTCGGGGCGCCCACCGCGAGGTCGTGCGCGGTCAGAGCTACTACGCCGGCGATGGCGTCAACAAGGCGCACGCAAACCCGGCAGAACTCGAGGCGCTGCTGAACTCGATAAAGCCCGGCGTGGAGCCCGCTCCTGCCGCTCCGAAGCCTGCTGCCCCAGCCACGCCTTCAACGCCCGACCCTGAGGCCCCCAAGCCCCGCATCGGCTTCTGGCAGGCAATGCTCAACATAATCCTGGCCCTTCTGGGCAGAAAGAAGCTCTGATGATCCCCGCTTTCCTCCAGCCCTATTCCAAGCTCGTCGTTGGCATCATCGGCATTGCCGTCATCATCGGCATGAACCGCTTCGGCGTCCAGAACGCGGACGTCGAAGGTCTGCTGATCGGTCTTGCTCGGGACAGCATCATCGGAGCCCTCACGAGCTGGGGCATCTACCAGGTCACGAACAAGGACCCGCAGTGATGGAAGCGTTCGGCTGTTTCCTCGACCCCGGCGGCTGCTTCAATGACGGCATTGCCAGCATCGTCGCTTGGTACCCCTTCGGCCTCGAAGGCATCAAAGCCACGGTCTGGATGATCGTCGGCGCGATCCTCGGCAAAGTCGGTGTTGGCGCCGTCATCGCGCTGGCACTGGCGCTCAAAGTCGCAGGCAAGACGCCAGACGTTCATGAGCATGTCGGCGGGCAGGATGCAGCGCCACCCCATCGCCCGACCATCATCAAGCGCGAGACGCGCTGATCAATTCCGCAGCCTGCGGAAAGCCGGCCCGGAAAGGGCAATCCTCCCTGACTACCAATCAACCCCAAGGAGTGCCAAATGCGCACTATTGAAGACCACAAGGTAAATCCCGCCAACGACCGCCTGACCATCACCGTTACCGACGAGGCTGGCGCTGGCGGCGCGAACCACGCCTACAAGGTCGAAGGCTTCGAGCTTTCGAAGAACCCTAGTGCGACCGATCCTGAGTACGGCCGACGCGCGGGGACGTCGCTTGAAATCTTCTTCCAGAACGGTCCCATCAACGAGGCAGGCGTCAACGGCATCACGCAGGAAGTTCTGCTCTCCATCATCGCTGACCGCCTGCGGTCGTTTCAGGCTGGCAAGTTTGCTTGCCGCGAGAACGCAATCGCCCTGACCAAGATCGAAGAGGCGCAGCAGTGGCTCCACTCTCGCACCAGGGCGCGTGTTGCCCGTGGCGTCGAGGGCACGCACGCCGCCTAACCCAAGCGGCTCCGGGTAGCGGTCCAACGCCGCCCGGAGCCTAAGCCAGCCCTCCGCGTGAACGAAGGACCGACCTATGCCCACTATGCATCTGCAGTCTCTAAGAGGCTGTGAATGACCCCGCCATCGGACAACGCGGTATTGCTGGCCCGAGTAGACGAGCGAACGGCCAACATTGCCGAAGACCTCGCGGACATCAAAGCCAACTACGTCACCAAAGCTGAATTTGCCCCCGTGCGAGCCATCGTCTTTGGCTTCGTCGCCACTGTCCTGTTGGCCTTCATGGGGACACTCATCTACCTCGCAGGACTTCAACACTAGGAGCGTCAAATGCCTAAGAAGTGCCCAGACGAAGTTATCGCCGCCGGCCAAGCGCTGATCGGTGCCAGAAAGGCAGCATGGAACCTCTCCGAGCTGATCGATGAGGCCCTGGCGCAGTTGGGGCCGGCCGTCGACACGATGGTGAAGGGCCACGGCTCCAAGCGCATGTCCGCTGGCCCGGCCTACACCAAGCTGCGGCAGGCCCAGATGGCCTACGGGCTGATCTGCGAGGCGCATGATGCTCTGCGGCTGGAGCTCGGCAAGCGGGACGTGGAAGAGCCTACGGACGATCAGGTGGCGTCCATTCGATGAGCCTGCTGTTCTCGACAGAATGGGGAGCGCTGTACCTCGCGGTATTGCTGCTCCTCATGCTGCCGGCGCTGCTGTTTCCGGCCAAGCGCTGGCTAGCCCTCTGGATGCTGTTCCTGTGGGGGCTCGATCGGATCTCGGTGGCACTCCTGCCACCCGATCTAGCGCTGTTCTTTCTCGCCTTTGCCTACACCTTCGTGGCTGTTGCCGCTCGCTCGACCCATAACGGGCGCGCCGCAACCCTTATGGCCGTCTGCCTGGTTGGAACCTCGGCCGCCTTCATCGTGGGCGGCTACGACGGGATCAGCTGGGACATCGCCGGATCGATACAGGAGCTGCTGGGTCTTATTGCCATGCTTTCGATCATTTGGAGACGGCCAGATGGGGCGCGACGCAATCAACGTGATGATGGTCGCGCTCCTGCTGTTCGATCTGGTGCTGTTGCTGGTGCTACTGCGCGGCAGCAGGCTCGCAAGTGACGCCCGGCATATCCTGCTGTTCCTGCTCAGGTTGATCAAGTAGCCATGGCCCAATCCGTCACCGAAACCATCAAGGCGTGGTCGGCGCCGCTGCTGCTTGCTGTCATCCTGGCGCTCTGCGGGACGCTGTGGACCGAGCAGCGCGCTCGCATCTCATCGCTTGAGACGCAAGGCGGCAGCCTCGGCGAATGCCCTCGCCGTGGTCACCTCCAACCAGCAGACCGCCAAGGAAGACCGGCAGGCATTTCAGGATGCCACGACCGAGCGGCTGAACCAGATGACGGATCTGATGTCGTCCCTCAACGACGCTGTGGTGAGGTTGACCACGCTGCAGGAGGAGAAGGCCCAGTGAACCGGGCAGAGTTTCGGGGTCTCCTCATAGGCGCCACGGTCATACTAGCCGTGGCGTTTGTGTTTTCAGCGCCGCCGGCCAGAGCAGCAGATTGCGGGTGGGCGTCGTGGTATGGCTCAGAGAGCGGCAACCGTACGGCCAATGGAGAGCGCTTCAACGGCTCTGGCATGACTGCCGCACATCGATCCTTGCCGTTCGGCACCAAGCTCCGCGTGACGTTTCAGGGCAAGAGCGTGGTGGTGAGGATCAACGACCGGGGGCCTGCTCGTCGGACGGGGCGGGTTCTGGACCTGAGTAAGGCGGCGGCTGCTCGTCTGGGTATGGTGCGGCAGGGAGTGGGGGAAGTGTGCTGGACTGTGGTGCGGTAGGCTACCACAAGTCTTCGGAGTACAGGTTAGGCGGCGCGCATAGGCTACCGAGCTGCCCGGCTTTCACTGCAAGGCTCGCCGCCTGGGCGCGATCGACATATCGACCGGAACTGGTAACGAAGCCCTGGTCGTGCGCTTCGATAGCTCGTCCCGGCAGCACTTGGTCCATAGCCCACAGGATGTGATGGTGGCGCGCCGGCTTCGGTAGTTGCCAAACGTTCCCGTCCAGCATGACGGCGGCGCAGACGATGGTCTCGCTCATCCCCGTCTCTCCTTGCTCAGTTCATTACACTCAGGACAGGGCCGCGGGGTGGGTGGCGTCCTCGCGCCGCGCATCGTACCGTCGCCAGTGGAGCGCTGCGTTAAGCAAGGCCTCCGAGGCACTGGCGCCGACGCCGTGGTGGTTCTCGCCCGTATCCAGCACAATAATGCTGGCCTGCCATGGATGCAGATCAACGTCCGCATCATTGTCGGCGCGTTTTTCGCGTTTGTAGACGGTTACTTTCGGGCTCATCCCGCTTCTCCTTGCTCAACGGATTACACTCAGGACACGGCTTACCTGCTCCACACCCACAGGCATTAGGACCAGAGCCTGGTTGATCTGCCCATGGGCGGGGTTCGTGGTCACCGTCGCACAGCCAGCCGCAGCCGTTGCAGGTCTTGCAGACGGGCTTGGGAGGGGTCATGCTGATGGGTCAAGGCAACGGACCGGTTCGCCGCGCTCATACTCCGCGATGCGGTCGGACGTCCAAGCGTTGATCACCGTGCCGTTGTCGCATTTGCGCTGCTCAACGATCCAGTCCATAGCCCGCACCTCCCATCCGTAAAGATGCCGCTGTTTGCACTGCAGCGTCGAGCAAAGCAGGTCCGACATGACCAGCGCCGCCTCGCGCATTGCCGCCTTGTTGTCCGTCATCTTCATACCTCACTGTCTTGGAGGGGGGGGGCTTTGTTTAGGGGTCTGCTCGATCATGCGCCGAAGTTCTTTGACGATGTCGTACCAGTGAACCCACGCCCCATCGGGGTCAGGCTGCATCCCTATGAACAGCGGCATGTTCGCCTCGCCGACGCCAGTCGTCTTGGGCGAACTGCGCGGCATCGATTGGACAACGTCGATCAGATCGAGGATCTGATCATGCGTTATCGCGGCTGTTTTGCTCATGGCGCTTCCTCAACTCGGTTGATGAGTTCGATGCGGAGTCGTATGGATGCTGAAGGAGAACGACCGCTAGTCTCGAAACGGCAGTGTCGAGGGCGTCTAGGTCCTCGCCAAGTGTGCCGCCTACGTCTGCCCCGAATTCTTCTATATGGTCGGAGATGGCGCGGGCTGCATCGCGCACTTTCATCAGTGGTTCGTCCATCGTTATCCTCTTCCATTCGCGTTGGTTTTGAGTATACTCAAATCACGCAAAAACACCAGCATTTCCGGGCTTCTCCGCACTTTTCTCAGCCCCGATTGACTCTCCAAAAGCCTCATCCCTAGCCTTACGGGATGGCGACAGTTTACTGGTCGCTCGGCTACTTCAAAGAACACGGCTACACCATCACAGCCTACTGTGAGCAGCACGGCCCTGAGCCTATGTGCAGGCACTCAGCTCCCGTAGATCTCGACAAGGCCATTGAGGTGTTCGGTCCAGACTTCATCATTTCCGATGCCTATGCTCGTTTTGTCGCCGCCCTCAAATGCGCCAGGTGTGGTTCCAAGCAGATCAGTATCCGAATAGGGAACCCGCCTAACCCGCCTATAGCCCGTACTGTGCCGGTTTGGCTGATGCCGGGGAGGGGCTAGGCGCGGCGGCCGTCAGAGACAGCGGCTGCGATCTCATCGACCAGTTCCTTCGTTTGGCGCTTCCTGCCTTCAGACAGGCTATCCCAGAAGTCCATCGAGCCGCCCGATTGCTCGTGGGCGTACTCGTGGCTCCAGATCACCATAGCCATCCTCGCCTCTGCATGCGGGTTCAGGTTTCTGAGTGCTCGCTCTGCTTCAGTCATTCTCGTTCTCCTTCATAAACAGGTGGTGGGGATCAGGCGGCGGCGTTGCGTAGCTTCAAATCCTGGTCATGGTAGAAATCGAGCCAGACCAGAGGGTCTATGGGCTGGCGCCGGAACCATTCGCCCGAGGCATGCTGGTCAACCAATTCCCCATGGATGCACCGCTCGATGAGGCGCGCCCGTTCTTTGGTGAGGAATTCACGGCTATCCAGCAAAGTGAGCGGGGTCGGATTGGCGATCTGGAGTGCTCGCATCCGTAGCTCGACGTTCACAGCGACGCCTATCTTCACATAGTCCCCGCACCCGATGGCATAGACGCATGTCGGTTGCGGAGGCGCTTCAATGCGCGATTTCATGATGAACGGTCTGCTCATATGGGAGCCTCGGTTTGTGCAAATCGCGCGCATGCATGGCAGGCACTTGTTCTTAGCCCGTTGTCGCCACACGCAAATACAGAAGCCGATGTTACCCTTGGTAAGGGAGAGGTCGAGAGTTCAATCCTCTCTTGCAGCACCATTCTCTTCCCACCAGTTGATGACTTGAAGCTGCCGCTTGACTGGAACGCTTTGCTTTGCGCGCTGCGGCTTCTGGACATGGGAGGCCTGACCGATTGTTAGGACGGCGAACAAATCTCCATCGAGCGATGAATAGTTGCGGCCCTGAATGCTCGACCATAGAGTGCGTAGGCATAAGGTCGTCATTCGGGGGAGAGGGTGAGAGTACCCGACAAGAAGTGGGCAACTGAACCTCGGTACCAAGCTCTACTTTATTTCTGTCAGTTGGTTGACGATATGGTGTGGGAATCGACGCGCGACAGTCATCGCGCTCCCGCGATGAATACCTACCATCTTTGTCTCGAAGTCCGGCTGGCGTGGAACGAAACCCGGACGTCGTCGCTGCGGGAGGGCCTGCTTAGCCCTGTACTTGAGGAGCTATCCGTTACCGGAGCCGCAGATCCGACCGTCAGTGTGAACTTCGCCGAACCGTGGGCACGAATGCTCTTCGCCCTGCGGTCGTCGGAGCCGCTCGAGACGAAGGTGGGGGCCGTGGACCGGTTCTTCAGGCAGATCGAAGGACGCTATCTGAAGCGATGTCGGGATGAAATCCAGCAGCTAGTGGGTGAGGAAAAGTCAATCAGAAAGGAACGTCTGTCGACGCTCGTTGGGGCTTTCTGCTCGTACATTCTGAACGCGGGATACACTCCAAGGCATATCTCGCGGGTCCTTTTCGCCCACTTTTTCGGCAAGGAAGTCAAAGGGGCTCCCGTACGCGAGCTGCAGGCTTTCTTCGCCGAGTTTTCTGGACGGGAGAAAGCCTTTGACGTCTTCATGGTTGTGACCGACCACCTTGAGGTTGCAGCTGGCGGTAGAGATTTCGAGAACTACAGCGGCAAACTTCCCAGAGCTGCTAGCCGCACGGAGGTGTTTAGACTTAAGGGCGACACTCAAGAAAGAATAGCCAAGTTTCCAAGTGTCGTTGCCTTTGACGAGTTCGGGGCGGTTGAGCAGGTTGAAGCGAAAATGGCGCTGGTGAGAGCGGTCGCCTATACGGCAAGACCGGACGTCATCCTCGATTGGCAGGACGAGGCCATCGTGGTTTCCCCTGACAATGCGAGTGGCGTACTCATTACTGGACGGGGAGAGCCTCTCCGCCAGCGCTATCGGGATCAAGCCGATTACGATTACCGCGCAATTGGCGACAAGAAGCGAGCAGTGTTTGAGACCGAGTTGCCTCCTGCAGACGCCAACCGTCTAAGGAATGCGTTACTGGGTTACGCCAACGCGTTCCATTCGGAGAGCCCGGCAACCCAACTCGTTGCGCTCTGGTCAGCTCTAGAAGGTTTGCTACCCGCGTCCAGCAGCCTAAACCGCATAGACACGGTCGTGAAGTACGCGCTAGCCTGTCAGCGCAGACTGTATCTGCGCAACTTGCTTCGATGGTCTTTTCTCGATCACCATGCGGTCGATGGCGTAAGATTCTTCGAGCTACTGGACAAGGCTGCGGGTTTCTCCGAACGGCTAGCGAAATTTGTGTCCATACTCTGCTTTCCGAGTGACCCCAATCTCTCGCACGCACTGGGTGCGCTAGCCTCCCCCAGCCCTCTGACGACACAACGAGGTTTCCGATTGCACAAGGCTTCAAAGCAAGTCCGTGACCTGCTGAACTTGGTTGACGCGCACGAACAACGTGTGGATTGGCAATTGCGTCGAATATACAGGGAAAGAAACAGGATTGTGCATCGTGCTGACCCATCGGCAAACGTTAAGACGCTCATCCTGAACCTCAACGAGTACATCGCTACAATTTTCGGGGTCCTCTTCGCGCCGGACGATACGCGTCCTTATGCGCTAGGCCTCGACGGCGTCTTTGAGTCTGTCTATCTCGACGAGCAGCTTCGAAAAGGACAGGCTGAGAAGCTCAGCAAGGAAGCACTTTCGGCCGGCAACGCCTCCATTGTGCTTGGCTTTCGCCTAGTCTGATCGGATCAGGTTGGGAGCGACATACGCTTTGGGATGCCCACTATTCGTTGAAGTTCACGCGGTGCCCATGAGTGGCTTCCAGGCGAGAGCAAGCCGCCCAGCAGCTGAACTCAATATGAGCTGCGGTCGAAGGGCACTTGCGGCTCTCCCCAAGTTGAGCAGCCACCTACCGTCGAGACTAGATTGCACGCGACGCATCGGTGGAACGGCCGTTTAGGTCTCCTGCGACTGAACAGGGACGTCGTTTGTTTCGTTAACGCCGTTTACACGGCCGCAGCTCGCTCCTCGCTGACTTCATCGTTCCCCGGTTCACTGCTCCCATCTTTCCCGACCCGCAGAACCTGCCCCATTCGCCTCCTAACGTTTTGAAGTGCATCGGCAAAATCGTCTGCTGCAAGGCTCAGACTCTCGGGGGACTGAGCCCGCGCCATATCTGCCTCGTCCCATTCCCTGTTCAGCCGTTTCGCCAGCGCATAGACAACGGCTCGACCAATCCTACTCACCACCACCCGCTCTGATGCTTCGGTGGCAAGGCGGCGTACCAGTTCTGGGTCGCTGTAACTGCGATACTCAAGTTCGAGCTGGTCGCGCATCTCGGCAAACGCCGGGTACAGCATATTGATGAAGAGCTGACCCGTGTCTGGGTAGAACCTTGCGGCCTTCCCTCTCAGCGACTTGTCCTCAATCTGCGGCAGATCGCGCAGGAGCCGGATATCCGGGGCTCGCTCCGCATTTAGCGAGATAGCCGCCCGTCGAGCGCCATGGGGAACTGCCAGCAAGTCGTCCAGGCTTAGCTTTGGCGAGGCGCCGGTCCCCGGACCTGCGCCATCCCTGGCAATCTTCATGCCCGAATGGCCGCCGTCTTCAATGGCGAGCGGGCCATCGATCGCCTCCCTCGGACTAGGCGACCTAACCCGTAGGTTGTTAAGGAGCTTTTGTAGCTCGTCGCGAATTTCGTTCGGACTGCTCGAATCTACGGGTGCGAACGAGTTGATCACCTCGATCAGCCACTCAGGACGGTTCTCCCGCACGAGTTCAGCAAAATCCCGCGCCTCTACCTGACGCTGATCACCTTGTCGGTACCGCAGGAACTGTCGATAAGCCTCGGGCCGAACTGCCGCGCCCAACGGTAGCTCCACAAATACCGAGATGTGCTTGGCGCCAAAGGGGACCCCAAACAAGGGGGCATCCAAAGTCCACTGACGTCCACGGTTCACATCATAGAGTTCATCTTTGAAGACCAACCCGCAGATACTTACGTCCGACGTTATCGCTCCGCTCACGGACTTGTTGTGGCCGGTATTGGCCATTGGCGGGTCGAAAAAGTAATGAACCGAGACGCCCGATGGCGTCGTGACTGTCTCGTAACGGCCAAGCGGAAAGGCGCGATCTGGAATCGTCCTGAACGGACGTGAGCCATCGAGCTTGTGCGTGTCGGCCAGAAACCTGACCGAAAGGTCGGGAGGGAGCTTGAAAAACCGATAGTAGAGATAGTCGGCCAACCACTGGCGATTAGACTTGGGATTCCCATCATACGGGTCGAAAACGGTGTCCTGATCGCCGTGATTTCCTAGCAGTGTGACCTCGGTCCAGTCAAAGCTGAGATCGGCATCCTCTTCGACCAGTGCTGACGTAACATCGATCACTTCATCGAATACTCCCGGTTCCGTCTCTCGACGAAGACGGCCGTACGTTCCATCGCGCTCGCAAAGTATGACCTCGCTGACCTTACCAGCCTTGCAGGACCTGTAGCGAAGGCCGAGCCGATTGGACGGCAACGAGGCCACTTTCGCGCCCATGCCAAAGTTACCGTCAAGGCCCTTGTCCTTGCCGATGGAAGCAGCGATATCGCAAATCTGGTAAAGCTCTTCACTCGACATCCCAGGCCCCGTATTCCAGAGGACTAGCTTGGAAACTCCTCCGATAGACTTGGACCTAATCTCGATCTGTCGCTGACCCTCTGGCGCGTTCATCGCGGCCTCAACCGCGTTCATGAACAGCTCCCTCATCATCATGGTTTTAGGGCAACGTTCGATGGTACTGGCCACGAGAAACGCTTCATCCGCCACCTTGAGTGGCGCGACCGTATTGCTAGAAAGCATAATTGAGCCGTCCTCAGTTAGGTGGGGGGGCCGGCGCGAATACTGCGCCGAGCCACTAGATGTTAGGCTGCCGCTCGGTTCTCAACGCTTCGCCGTGGCGGCAAGCCGAGGCGCCAGCGGATCATGTCGCCGATGATTGGGAATATGTCGTTGTGCCGTACTCCAAATCGCATCGCCCCCTGCTGGAAACCTCCGAGATCGCGGTTCCCTCCCTCTTCGGTGGGGAGATAGTCCTCGAGCCCTGTTAGCCCGGCTGCGAGCCGATCTTCAGGGGACATCTCGTAGTACCGCCACATCGGGTTGGCGTGACTAAAGTCCAAGTCGGTGAGGCTCGTTAGGAGGGCCTCGGTCAGCTCATCGCCGTTGTCTGGTCGTCGGTTACTGAAACTGAAATCATAGATCAGCTTGGCAAGAGCCTTGAGAACAACCGGCTGCGCCGCGACGGTCTTCTCCTTGGCGAGTTCCTCACCGAAGCCGGGGATGGCTTGCACTGCCGTCCAGAAGCGATGAGCAACGTCAGTCTTCCCTTCGACCAAGGACGGATTGGCTCCACTGATGTTAGTTCGGTTGAGAAACAATAAGGCGTTTACTGCCACAACATCCTTCCGTGCCAGTCCGCCTTCGTCCTCATCCCAAGATTTAACGTCATTCTCAATAACCTTGAGACCCAGTTGTCCCATCAGTTCATCCTTAATGAACAGATTAACGGGGTTCGAATTATCGAACTGGAGGGCCAGGTTGGTGTCAACCTTCTTTCCAAGGCGGTTGAGGTCGTGAAACAACTGCCGCTCTTCATCGGGCGTGAGACCAAGGTGCACTTCAACCAGTATGGTCGCGTAGGTGCGGGCGACTTCAAAGCACTCCTCCCAGACCTGCAGTTCTTCCCCCGAGAGCGGCTCGCCATCGGAGTAGCCAAGCAGGTTGCCCTTCTTCGGGTAGCTTCTCGAGGCACGCACTTGTTCCAAGAAGTCGAACACGATCTGCATAGCTTTGCGGCGGTGCTGACCGTCGATGACCCAGAGCACATGCCGCTGCGCCAAGAAGACCTTGAACGCGGCTGTCTCGTCCGTGCGGCTGTCGAGCATGCGGTCGCCCCTGATGTCCACGCCGCGCGGGTTGCAGTTCCGGATGTTCACCACCAGCGGTTGGATCGCCATGTACGGCTGCCGACCGAGGCGGCGCATGATGTCCAGCATCTGCTCGCTTGGTGAGCGCTTCTGGATGTCGCGGCGCTCAATTGCCGCCGAGACAAGACCCTTGAGGATGTAAGTGGCCAGCTTTTGGGCGTGCTGCGGATCAAGCTTGCGCTGAGCAACGGTATCACCATCGCGCCCCGCGTCGTTGGCGACCTCGGACATCCCGTAGAACTCGTGCATCGGCATCTGCATCAAGAAGGTGCGGTTGCCGAGGTTGTGGCCAATGAAGACCTTCATGGGCTTCTCGGAGGTGTCACCGCTATCGAGAATGTCGTCGAGAGTGCCGAGTGGCTTAGGTAGTCCATTATCGCTGGGGTTCATGTCTCGTTCCTCATTGCCTGGATGAGCCTATATATATGCCAGGCACCAACGTGTCAATTGCCAGGCGTGTTCAAAAAACCATCCAGGATGATTCATTGGATCGACCCTGGGGCTGTGATCGCCTGCCTGTGCGTTTCCCCCGTGCGCCCGTTTCACTGAGCAGAAACAAACAGTAGGCTCTTCCGGACAATCCAGTGGGGCTGTTTTGAAAGATATTTTCCAAGAATATTACCGACCAACGGCTGCCGATTTCACCAAGCTCTGGGACACAGCGCTAGTTGCATTCGATGCAAACGTTTTGCTGCACGTTCTGCGATTCAAGAAATCGTCCGCGGACGAGGTGCTTGCAGTTATCGAGTCGCTGGGTAACCGCGCCTGGGTACCTCACCAAGCGGCCTTGGAGTTTCTCCAGAATCGACACTCGGTATTTTCGAGTCTGGCGCAACCATACCAGAAACTCGACGCTTACTTCGGCCAGCAATCCAGCGCGATAGATGAGGAGATTGGTAGCATTCAAAAGCAGTTTCGGGATCATCCATCGATCGATTTCGACGCGTTGTCCAAAGATGCAGTGGCCCTCTTCAAGGAACTAAAGAAGAAGTTGAAGGCCCAGCAAAAGGCGCACCCCTCATCCGATGAAGCGGAGCTAGTGGTGGAGAAAGTGACCAGGTTGTTTGAGGGGCGAACGGGGGCGAGACCTAAGCAGGAAGAGATCGACGCTTGGAAGAAACAAGCCAAGGATCGGTATGAAAGGCAAGTCCCGCCTGGCTACCTTGATTCGAAGAAAGACGATGGCGGCTTTGGTGACTATTTCATGTGGCAACAGCTTATTGCGCATTCCATAGAAAGGAAGGCGCCGATAATACTCGTGACCGACGACGTAAAGGACGATTGGTGGCTGCGCGTTGCAGGGAGAACGGTGGGGCCCAGGCCGGAACTGCGGAGAGAATTTGTGGACCTGACGGGGCACAGTTTCTACACGTACACTCTGCCCGAGTATCTTCGACACTCTAAGTCATCCGGCAGCAAAGTGAGTGACGCCGCAGTTCGCGAAGCCGAGGCTGAGGTTGCGCGGTCCAGGGAACAGCAGTTCGTGAGACACAATATCGCGATGTTGGCCAGGCAGGACGAAGAAGCGACCCTGCTCCTAAGAGAACTTGGCGCGAGGAGGCAGTCTCTTGCTCGACAAATTGAGCAAGTTAGAGACACTGCGGGCAAAAATGCTGATGCACTGAACGAGGGATTACACATGCCTCGGAGGCGAGCTGCAGAGAGGCTGTTGGAGGAAGAATCTCAGTTATTAGCTGCAATAGAGCAAGTTGAGAAGGAACTCGCAGAAGCGCGCCACCGACGGGAAATTTTTCGAAATCATCAAGATGCGCTCCTGCTGGGCCTCCCTGCGAAGAAGCCGGGCTAGACTTTTGTCAGCTTGCGGATGTGGCCGCACTGGTGATCCACAAAGGCCAGCGGCAAAAGAAATAGACGAGGTACTTGGTTGGTGGATGGGGAATTCAATCCTCTCCTGCAGCACCATTTTACTCGATTTCGATGACCGACGATCTCGGCTGTTGCCCCCCGCCCGAGCCCCGCGTCTCCCATCCCGGCTTCATTCAACTCCCACCTCCGATCGATCCAAGACACCATCCGTCACCGGTGCGACTATCCCCTCACACAACACGGCAACAGCCGGACCCGAGGAGGCCACGGTGCACGATACGCTCAGCGTTCCCGACTACCCGCTCACCCAGGAGCAGATCGAC